TTAGAATCAAATGATCTAGAAGAACGTAATTTAATATATAACACTTGGCTAAGAGAACCATTAAATAAAATGGTAGAATCTATAATTAGAAAGTATGGATTGTATAGAAAGAATGAAACATTTGAAGATTTACATGCAGACACTCTTTCCTTTCTTATTACTAAGGCTCATAAATTTGAGCAAAGTAGAGGAAAAAAAGCATATTCATACTATGGCACGATTTGTAAGCATTATTTATTAGGAAATCTCATCAAGGATGAAAAAACTATAAAGACAACGCTTTCGTACGATGAAATTGTCGGTGATCTTGAAAATAGACAAGATATGACATATGTTATAGAGGAAGATACCAGTTCAATGGATGACTTAATTGTTAATTTAGTAAACGGAATAAAAACCGAATTATCTAACGAAGGTAATCAAAAAAAGAGAGTTAATGAAAACGAACGTAAGGTAGGCGTAGCCTTAATAGAACTCCTTGAAAACTGGGAGACCGCCTTTGATACAATGAGTGGTGGCTCAAAATATAACAAGAATTCGGTTTTAGAGACCCTACGAAATTATACAAACCTGTCAACAAAAGACATTAGAGTTTCTATGAGAAGATTTAAGCAATTATATGGGATATTAAAGGAAAAAGAACTATAAATTTATATGTAAAAACTAATCCTAGTCTATTTATTATTAAATAAATATTATCTGTTATGCCTAGAAAAGTTAAACAACGTATTGAAATTAATAATGAAGAAAGCCTCAGCGGTTTAATGCAGGAAACATATAATGACGCTTGCCTTCAAATTAAAGATGCTCAAAGCATGATCAATACAATGGCCGTTGGCCTTACGCCTTCTGACGTAGATGACGAAACTAAGATTGTTAAAGAAAAGGCTGGATTATTAAAAATTAAAGATTCTGCAATAAAGATTAAATTAGAAATAGCCAAGCTTCAAAGTGATATTATAAAAAATGGTGGGAATGTTGACGGAGCAATAACAGACAGGACACACGGAGAGGCTTCACTTAACGATTTCAAATCAATTAGAGAAATGTTTAAAGTAAAAAATACGGATAACGAAGAATAATATTTAAGGCCATGCCGTCAATAATTGATAAAAAAAAGAAAGTATTTGGAAATCTTGCTGCCCTTCGAACATCAATCGAGGGGCTTCCGCAATTAAGTAAATCTTCTTCTATGCCGTCAATTAATAACAATGGTGATACGATTGCGTTTCTGTGCGATTTAATTAAATCATTGGTAGGCTATGAGTCCTTAGTTAGCAGTATTAATAAGACACTAATTCATTCTTTAAAAGAAATTGAATCTGAGATAAAATCTGTAATTAAATCAGAACTTAAATCTATTGTTAATTGTGGTGTAAATCCATCCCTACCTGATTTTTTAAAGGTAGGCGGTAAAGGAATTAATTTTACAGTTAATAAAATTGATTTTTCCAATATATTACAAGTAAATCCATTAACAGTTCCTGGTAATTTACTTTATAACGATATAACAACAAATCTAATAAACAGTACTGACTTTAATACTTTTTTATATCAAACAATTCAGAACGATGGAACTGTAGAGAGCTGGGGAGCGAGAACCAATGGAAGTAATATACTAGATTTTAAATTTGAATCATCGGACATAACTCACGTAAAGCCAAATAATACTATCACCGTCACAGCGAATTACGCTTACTCAAATAAAAATTTAACCGATTTAAACAATGATTTTGTCGATAGTGTTAGCCTTTTTAACACAGAAGATATGGTAAGTAACATCGTTGATAACATATTTGGCTCAATCTCTAGCGTATTAAACAAAGGCGCTAAACAACTTGAAAACGAGGCAAAGATTAATACAGTAGTAAATAAGATACTCAAATCAACAAACGATACGATTGATGACAGCGTGTTTACTTTTTCAAATTTAGAAAAACAAATGCATGAACAGAGCGCTCAATTAAGGAAAAAGGGTGTATCTATGTTATCATTAGATAATAAAATACCTTCAAGTATTTCGATAAGCACTCTTGCCACTTTTAAATCAGTTTCCAGCGGTCTTACATCTATAGAAGACAAGAATAATTTAATGACTTCTACTATTGATAGTATGGCCACTGAGACAGCATCAAATTCATCTAATCCTATTGACACTACGACAATAAAAATGAATTTCATTCAGCAGATTATAGATAATATAACCAGGTCAATTGTTAATATCATTCTATCGCCAAAAGTTATTACAATTTTCATCATAAATTTTAAAATAATTTACGGTCAAGATGCAGAATTTACAGATGCTGTGGATTTTATGAAGAAGAATAGAGTTCTTTTGCATAATATCATGAAACGTGTTTCTGAAATAATAATCAAACAATTACTTTCTATTGCGTTGAAAAAGATAACACAACTAGTTAGCGAAGGTGCTTTAAAGCGTGAAATTGAAAAAGCTAAAAATACTGAGGCACAAATTTTGAGCCTTGTAGGAGTTCAACAATCAACACTAAGAGAATTAAAAGGATTTTTATAAAAATGAAGGATTTTAGTATAAACGGAGTTTTGGACATGATAATGGCGGCCTTTAATTTGCCGCAAAAGCCTGTTGCGCCACTACCACCACCGTTGATCATGGTTGGAGCTAAACTTAGACCAGGTATTAGTCCGAGTGCTGTTGCATCCAGAATAATATCAAGGCAATCAGAGGCAGGGTTAGTAGTGGGCGATGTATTTGCTGATGGACCTAACACAAACGAAGCAATGTGGACAATTGTAATAGAAGAAATAGTAAATACAATTTTAACTGAATCAAAGGTAGACGTAGTAATACCACCAGGAATTGCCGTTATGACTGTTGGGGTTGGAAATATGGGTGCACCTGTAATATCTCAGGGTGTTACCACCAATATGGCGATTGGAGACGGAATAATTAGATAAGCATGAATAAATTTGACGATAAAAGTAATAATGAACTTTTTTTAATAAAAAAAGAGATAGAGGCAGAATATGAATCTGTTAAAATAAAAGTACTTAACGGATGGGATAAATTATTAGAATTAGAAAAGGAATTTGCAGCACTGAATAACGTAATAAACCAAAGACTTAAAGTAAATGACAGAGGGCACTAATAGATTTAATACTGGTAGGCCAGGTACACTTTCTTCTTTAAAAACGCAAACAATAGTTGATATCGGAAGTGTAGTGACCGTAGACGATCCTCAAGGACTAGACAGGATTAAAGTGGTAATCAAGGGGAGTGTAAGCAAGGGTGGTGATGCTAATGTCGAGTTGAATGACCTGCCATGGTGTATTCCTATGCTGCCTAAATACTTTACCTCAAAGCCAAAGGTAGGTGAGGCTGTTTATATTTTCACATTCAATGATGATAAATTGGGCGAGAGATTATATATGGGTCCAATAATATCTCAACCGCATAAGTTAAATTTTGATGGAAGAAGTACTACAGCACTAAGTGCATTTAATTTTGGAGTATATCAGCCTCAGGTTGATTACAAGCGGATTCCAGAACTACTAGGTGTATATCCTAAAGATACAGACATTGCTATACAGGGTAGATATAACACTGATTTAATATTTAAAGAAAACGAGGTACTTCTTCGAGCTGGTAAAATAACCGAAACAAAACCTACAAAGAAAAATCCATATCCATTCACTTTTAATAATAAAACTCAGGGATTTATTCAAATTAAAAACGATGTAGAAGTTGCTAAAAAAACTGATACCGAAGAGGCCATTAAAGGAACTGTTACAAATATTATTTCAAACAAAATAAACTTGATTACTCATAAGGACGGTTCACCAAGATTTAATGTTTTAAATCAGGAAGATCTTATAAGTGATGAAGAAATGTCTAGGATACTTGCTGAGGCACATCCACTCCCATTTGGAGATATACTGATTCAATACCTTAAATTATTAAAGAACACTATTTTAAACCATGTCCATAATGGTAACGGTAAGAAAGCAACGGATCTTACCGATGGCAACGCCCAATTTGTGGCCGAATTTAAGAAAAATGCAGAGAACCTGGAGAAGGCAATGATTTCAAAAAATGTCAGAGTTAATTAAGTATTTTAGATATTTATAATAAACGAAGTGGATGCTTGTCAAAACATATTTTACAAAAAATAATACAATAACGTATAATACGTTGCTTAATACATCTAAAAATCCTGTAACAGAGATTTTTTACGGAGATAATTCGTTCAGGTATAGTAGATTTATTTTTTCCTTTGACGAAAGCAGGTTAAAAGCATTGACTGCTGATAAAACATTCTCAGATTTATCTAATTTGAAGCACACTCTGAAGCTAACTAATACAAATCTTTCAAGTGATAACGGTCCTAGTTTAGCAGGCAAGGAGAGAGCCACTTCATTTGATCTTATTGCTTTCAAAATTAAGCAATTTTGGGATGAAGGTATGGGTTATGATTATGGTAACGAAATTTTACTTGCGGGTGAAAAGGTTGTTAAATATAATCCGTCTAACTGGATATATTCACAAACAAATATTCCATGGATCGAAGCAGGTGCTTTCTCAGGCTCTTCTAATGATATTATTGCTTCTCAACATTTTGATTTAGGTAATGAAAATATTGAGATGGACATTACGTCTTACGTTAATTCAATACTTACAGGAGAAACTAATTATGGGATTGGCTTATGCTTTACAAGTGACCTAGAAGCCACTTCAGCTTCTTTTGCAAAGGTAGTCGGTTTTTTTACTCGAAATACTCAAACGTTTTATGTTCCATATATTGAAACAGAATACAGCAGCCGTATTAAGGATGATAGAAATAATTTTTACCTAGATAAAATTAATAAATTATATTTATATGTAAATGTGGCTGGTAATCCAACTAATCTAGATGTCCTACCATCTGTTAATATTTACGATAACAACGATAATTTATTTTCTGCATATACAGAAGCAACTCAGGTTACTAAGGGTGTGTACTCAATTGACGTTAAAGTGCCCACAACATCTAATTACATAGATTCTACGATGTTTTCTGACGTATGGAGCGGTATTACCATTAACGGCATAGAAAGGCCTGAAATAAGCCTTAATTTCGCCTTAAAAGACAATTCTGGTTATTACATGATTGGTGATTCAGTTTCAGAACCTAAGAAAGTGGCTATTTCTGTATCAGGCATAAATAATGGCGAGACACTTATGCCCACAGATATTAGAAAAGTAATTATATCCGCCAGAGTTCCTTATACTCTAAATCAAAGACAAGTAATAGATGACATAAAATACCGCTTATATGTTAAAGAGGGTGAAGGAGAAGTAACCGTAATTGATTTTACTCAGATAGAGATGAGTAATTCTTATTACTACTTCCTATTAGATACTCAAAGCCTTCTTCCTGGTGTTTATTATTTAGACATTCAAGTGCTATCAAATTTGGAAGTAATGACTCTTAAAAATAAATTAACTTTTACTATTCCAAACGAAGCAAACCTGAGAAATACAAAATAAGCTTTACAAATTTATTGCTTCATATATATTTATTTATATAACGTTAACTCACGTATTGGTCTCAAGCCGCCAAAAGCGACTGTATAGTTAGAAATAACAACGATATCGGTACATTAATAAAAAATTAAAAAGTTAAAAAAAATGAAACAAACACGCATTTCTGTTGTGAAGCCAACAGCAAATATCTGTATTAACAAAAACAGATTAAAAGAATACAATAAAACAGAACTCCCAACTGTGTATCTAGAAAGAGGAACCTCATTCGAGATAGAACTTTACAATCCACTTAGTGAAAATGTTCTTGCAAAGATAAGTCTTAATGGTAAATTAATATCTCAGGCTGGTTTAATAATTAGGCCAGCAGAGAGAGTATACCTAGACAGGTTTATTGACGTTGCAAGAAAGTTCTTATTTGACACTTACGAAGTGTCTGGAAGCGATGAGGTTAAGAAAATTATTAAAGACAACGGTGATGTTAAAATAGATTTCTTTATGGAGTATCAGCTAATCAGTTATTTTCCAGTTTATAATTGTAGTTATAATGTACGAACACCCTGGGATAACACTTTCTTCACAAGTAGTGCCTCTAATTCAAAGGATATAGTTGGAACGACTACAACTTCCACTTCGCATTATAACAATAGTGATTTATCATCAATAAACCTAATGTTTAATAATTCTATCCCTTCTAACATTCTTAGAGGAAGTAGTCTTGAAGCAAAGAAGGAATTTAATAGTGGTAATAAAAATAAAAAAAGCATTGAAACAGGAAGAGTAGAGCAGGGTGCAACATCTAAACAGGAGTTTCAAAACGTGGATAAAACATTTAACACTTATCCATTCCATACAGTGGAATACAAGCTCTTACCAGTTTCTCAAATGCTAGTACAATCCGAGGACTTGAGTGTTAGACGCTACTGCGCTAATTGTGGGTCAAAAACAAGGAAGGGTGATAAATTCTGCTCAAGCTGCGGAAAAAAATTATAAAAAATAAGCGTTGACGTTATTAAAGGGGTGAAAATTTTTCACCCTTTTTTATTAAAAAGTTGGTATCAGTTCAAATAAGTGGTATCTTTATATTATCCATAATGAAAAGCCTTACTCCAAGACGACTGCTTAGAGTTGCTTAAATTTCAGCCTGAATAATTCGGTGGATATTGTGTTTACAACCCCACCCTAAGCTGAAAATTTAGTTATGAGATATAATCGACATAACTAATTATGAAAATACACTACTACACAGGGGCCAGACGATCTGGTAAATCAACAATAGGTAAATTTGTTGCTCATGATAAACCTAATTCACTCATTCTGACCCTCTATAAGAATCCGAACCTGGGTGAAAATGTCTGCTCATATGAAGCCTTTAAAAATCGTATACATGGAAATAGGTTTAAAAATCTAGTCCTAGACGAGTATCAATTCCTTAGTTTAAAGGAAAAGCAGTGGCTTTATGTAAATTTATTTTTTATACCAGAATTAAAAAACATATATGTGTTTACAACTCCAAAGCATCAATATAGTAAAGATATTGTTGAATTTGTAATAGCCTGTAAGAAGGATGGGTTAAATTTACATGATACCTGTCACAAAATTGAAGAAAAATTCACATTTCCACTACCCTTTATGTCCTTCGCTGCTCTATGCGAATCTGTCTCTTTCTTATATTGGGACTTATATACTGCTCCTGATTCTGATTACTTGGAAATTATTAGAGATGACGCTAATTTTTTTACTAACGATAATATAAAGAACATTCCTAATGTGGATTATTATCATAAGACTGAGCTAACTGGTAAATTTACAATTTAATAAACATGGCAGTATTAATAACACCTCCTAATAAAGTAGACTTTAATAAAGAGCATATTTACATCTTCTTAGCTGGAACAATAGAGATGGGAAATTCCAGGGATTGGCAAAGCATATTTTTTGATAAGATCCATGCGGTAGAACCTAGCGATAAGATCGTGGTCTTAAATCCAAGAAGGCCTGATTGGGATTCCAGCTGGGAGCAATCAATTACTTGTAAACCATTTAAAGAACAAGTAGAGTGGGAGTTAAAAGGACTTGAATCGGCGGACATAATTGCATTGAATTTTGAGCCAAACACTCAAAGCCCTATTAGTCTATTAGAAATGGGTAGATTTGGAGGTAATAATCTCGCAGTTCATTGCCCTAAAGGGTTTGGTAGAAAGGGCAATGTTGATATTTTTTGCGAGCGGTACGGCATTAAACAAACTGAATCTCTTGACGAGTTAATCAGCTTGGTCATTAATGGAATAGATATTCTTAAAAATATAAAAGTTATTAAAAATTCGATAGCATCAAAGCTTGATACAAATTTATAACAATGAAAAAACTTATTTCTTTAATTTTTTTACTGCAGCTGTCAATCATAGCTAGTGCTCAGTATTTTGACGATAATAGACAATCAGGAATGTATCTCTCATCTGGTGTTGGATTCATTGAAAATGTAGGAGCGGTAACTTTTAATGCTGGAGCTAAAGTAAATCATTTATCCCTGACTCTGGCCCCTGTATTCGTTCTTAATTCTGGTTATACAAATAAACCATTTGTCATAGCAAATGTCGACTTGGGCTATCATGTTGGAAATTTTCTTAGGGTGTTTGGCTCTTATGGATGGCATGCTCAGGGAAAACAAGCGATGCTGGATGACCCTAGGGCCACAAGAGGCTTTAAATATGGCTACGGATTTACACTATATAAAAAGATGACTTGGTCTAAAGATTTCTCATCAACATCCATTTTCCTAACGCTTCAAAAATCAGATAGGTTTATTATTCCGAGCATAGGATTTTATAAAGTATTATAACTTTTTTAATTCAGGCAGAATATCTTCATAGCTTGAACCAGGTTCAATATATACGTATGTGCTCGGACCTCTGAATACATCCTCTCCGTCAAAGCCATCACCTAGTATATAATCTGATGATTTAAAAATGATAAGATCTTGATCACGTCCTTCTTGATGAAACCAAGCAATATCCATTATTTCTTCCATAGCAGAATCAAACTCATTTTTATCTTTAAATGAATAACCGCTAATACCCCATTCAGGTTCTGAGTTCCAGTCGCCTGTATTAGGATCTTCTCTTGGTGGGTAAGGTACGTAAGAACCTCGTTCTAACCGTTCCTTATAATCAGCCATTGCTTCCTCTTCTGATCCGTACCAAGCCTGTAAATGGCCACTAAAACCTCTTTTTAGGTCGGAATCAGGGTCCTCACTCCATCTAAGGAAAAATAGTGGTGGTTTTACTGACTCAAGTAATTTTTGTCTGGTTAGTATTTTAATTAAAGTCATTGTTTAAGTTGTTTAACTTGTTTAAAAATGCAACTATGAAAGTCATCATAACTAAGACCACCGCCGAGTGTTTTTATTGGGTTATCCTTTATTTCTAAATGAACGTTTAATGGCTTATTAAGTACCTTGGCTGCATAGTATCTATGATGACCATCGTCAATATAAAATTTACCCCTTTCATAGATAACATCTATCGGCTCAGATAGATTTATTTTAGAAGCATAAGCCACCTTAGATAGTCCACTTCTCTCCTGCTCCCATTTTACACCTTTTAAGTCGTCATTCCATTTTATATGAAGCTGAGATGGCATTAATGTTTTAATATCTTCATCGCTAAAACCAAATGCCGCCCTATCTAATGCCGCAATAGATATACCACCTGATCTCAGTAACTCTTCATCACTTTGATAGTGGCTAACCTCATCTATCATCTCCTGAGTTAATTTTAATACAGGGCATTTGATTAATGCCTCCCTAAGCAATATTTTTATTAATTGTACCATCATATATAAATATCATATCACGCAAAAAAGCCTTTCATTTCTGAAAGGCTTTTAAGTTTATGGTTTATAAGAGATTATCTTAATTCATTCATATTGAATGTTACAACGTTGTCTACACGAATGTGAGCATAAAATCTGTTATTAACAGTCTTTTTTGCGTATCTCGTCATGATCCCTTTAACAGGAGCAAAGTTGAACGGATTGTACATTGTTGGTGTAAGTTGCAAAGGCACATAAGGTGCGTAGATGTAACCAGTGTCCAACAGTGATTTACCTTTGTGACCGATGATCATTGAGTATGCAGGAGCATATGGATCACGGTAAACTTGGTAACGTCCACCCAAAGAACCGATTCTTTCGATACCCATGTTATATTGGTCAGACTCAGGCTGAGCATCACTTACGTGAAAATACTCTAAGTCATCGAATATAGCAGAGATTTCAGAAGACACTACGATGAAGTTTGCACCACCACGTAGAGTTGATTTGTGAATCTGAGCACTTGCTTGGTTAACCTTAGTGATAAGGGTTTGGTTCCAGTCTTTTTGAGTATAAGGACTAGCAGCGCTAGAAGCTTTTCTCCATCCTGTCCAATCCCAACGAAGTTGCCATGCAGCAGCTTTACGCAAGTCTTTAAGAATTTCACGATCTATTTCAGCAGCAACCTGCTCAGAAAGCATCGCGGTCAATTCAGCCTCAGCGTCGATGTTATGGAAGGCAGAAACGTCTTGTGCTAACTCAGGTGACCAAGTAGCCCTTAATTTTCTTTCTTCAACACTTACTACAACTTCATCCAATTTGAATGATACTTCACCCATTTCAGTTTCAAGTTCCAGAGAAGCGTATTCAGCCCAAGCAACTGTGAAAGTACGAGCAGTAGCAGTTACAGTTGAGTCCTGAATAGTGAATCCAGAAGCCCCAACATAACCGTCAAAAGTTGAAGTTCCGTTAGCAGCAACTGGGTGAGTCAAGTCAAGAGACAAGTAACAAGTACCAGTAGCATCGGTTAAGGAAGTGTAATCTACAATACCTTTACCGTATTGCTGAGTAACAAGCCTGAAAGGAACCTCTTTGTTAGCAGCTACGATTACGTTTCCGTTAGGATCAGTAATAGCGGCATTAGCGATAACGTGAAGAGAAGCTAAGAAAGACTCAGTATCCATTTGGTTACCATTAGCGCCAGTCATAACTGCTTTATTGGTTGCGCCAGGAGTAAATCCAGTGATACCGATAATTACGCTTCTAACAGTTCCGTCATTAGATGCTGCTTGAGGAGCACCGTTAGCCATTGCGCTAAAAGAACCAGTTTCATCAAGGGCTAAAGCCTGATACCCACCAGTAACGATTGTAAGAGTACCTTTTGAGTTATCAAACATACCGTCATTGTAGAAAGTATCGTACAAGTTTTTACCCTGGAATACAGTTACGTCACAATCAGCGGATACGCATGAAGGAAGGCCACTTGATGCCATGCTCGTGTGAGCAGAATAAGTAGTTCCGTATGCACCACCAGCATTAGCGTAATCAGAACCTTGAGCACCAGCAGCGTCTACACGGCTAGAAGTTTGAGGAACGAAGAAGAACAGTTTGCCAATTGGCATGTTCATAGCTTGTACAGAAACGATATCGTTTGCAAGCAATTTAGAGAATACTCTACGTACAATCGGGAATACAACTGTTTCGAAAGAACCAGATGATTGAGTAGTAGTAGCTTCGGAAAGAATGCTAGTTGCTTGGTTTTCATACAACTGAGCGATATTCTCTTTAACGTGACCTTTAAGGCCGTCTAGGAAGCCTAGGCTATCCCATTTGGTCTGGGTCTGTTTACGGATTTCTTTCATATAGTTTAATCCTGTATTACCCACTTGACCTGATGTTAATAAATGTGACATTTTATTTTTTGGTTTTGGTTTTTTTTTTATTATTTGTTTTCAACTCTTCTTATCAAATCCATGATGCGTTGAGTTGACGGGTCAACATATGCAGTAGCTTCGTTCAATTGTTTAGAGCTACTTGATGCTCCCTCTTTGATTAATTTATTTTCTATTGATTCTGAAATTGGTTTCCTTGCAGAAAGTTCATTCACAATAGTTTTATAGAGTTTTTTAGATTCCTTCAAATTAGAAACTTCTTCGTCAAATCTTTTAATGATATTTTTCTTTTCCTCTTTAGTCGTTGTTTGTTCCATGAATAATTTAGTTACATAACTTAAATTAGCATTGAACACGACTGTTTCAGTCAACATTCCTCTGAATTTAGAAAGTGCCTTACGGAACTCTTCATTCTCGGTTTTAAGTTTATTAGATTCAGTTAATAATTTATTGTATTTAATCGCGCTTTCAGATACAATCTTTTTAGCTTTTTGTGATTCTGATAAGGAAGCACCTTGTCTTGCACCTGGGCCTTTAATTTTAGTAAGATCCCCGCCAGCTCTGTTTTGAGCTACACGGTTAGTTGCAATTTGTTCCTCAATCTCATCTTCAGGCTTTTCTTCTGTATCATCTTCTGCGCTAGGTTCATCAACCTTAGTTTCAGTTTCTTCAGGCGTGTCGTCGATAGCCTCGCCATCTTCTGCACCTGTTTCATCTTCAACATCGTCGTCGCCTAATTCAATTTCATAGTCAACATCATCTTCTCCTGGTTCGTCTCCTACTTCTTCATAATCATCAAGATTAATTTCAGAGTCTTCTGCAGCGCTTGCTGCACCCTTAATAACATACTCTCCAGGTTCAGTGACATTCAAATGAATATCATCACCCACGATTTCGATTTCGTCATCGCCACTTAACTTTTTGTAAATAGCAATAACATCATCATCTGAAGCGGCTGTTAAGTCTAAGTCTTCTCCATCAAACGCATCTGCGTCCATTCCATCTTCTTGCCCGATTTCTGTGGCAACTTCTGTGGAGTCTCCTAAGCCATCATCTGTGACATCAACTTCTGTATCGCCATCACCATCTTTAACATCTATTGATGTTTCAGGGTCAGGTTCAGAGGTTGCATCAACATCTGGTTCAGCGTCATCATTTGTATCGATATCTTCTTCTTCGAAATCATCTTCTTTTAAAAGTGATTCCTTAACTAATTCATCAATTTCTTCTCTCGCAACCGAGCGAAGTATTTCTCTTGTATTAGCTTTTAAAGCCTCTTGAATTTTTTTAGCATCCAACATAGCTTCTTCAATTACTGATTTTTTAACGTCCATTTTTTGGGTTTGTTTTGTTTTTATTATCTATCAAGATAATGCAGTCAATTAATTCTAATTTTATACTGCTCTAAATAAATATATATGCTTTTTAAAAAAACCATTTTTTACATAAAAAAATATATAAATTATTATATAATTGATAGGAATTTATCCAAATTTTCGTTTAATAAGTCGTTTGGTTTAATTACACTCTCTGAAAATTGTTGTAAGGACTCTTGGTTTCCAACGATCCAAGAACCAGGAGTGCTTGGAGCCGTAACAACATCCCAACAAATTATTTCAAAATCCTCCTGAACTAACTGATGGCCGTTAGGCATTGCCTTAAGCGATCCAACGCCTCTAGAGGAAACGCCTATTGTAATTCTGTTCCTTAATAAATTAGCGATCATGTCTCCTTTTGTAGAAACAATTCCATGGGAAATATAACCAGGAGACATCAGTATCTCAAGTTTACCCATTAAGGTTGCTCCCTCCCACCATGTTGCAAGTATATTATGCGAGATTCTATCTAAATCAATGACGCTGGATTCTGGATGATTCGCTTCTCCGATAGCTCTACGTTCTTTTATTAATGATTGATATACTTTATCTTGAGACTTTAATATATGCTCTGGATAAATTCTTCCATTTCTATTTAATACACCATATTTTTGTAAGACAGCATATACTATTAAGGGATCAGATATAATACTCTTCCCTGAATCAAGTTTTTTGATTTCTGAAATAAATTCACTATTTCTTTTATCTTCTGGACTAATGAATCCAGCGTCGTATTCAATAAGTATTCCTGTCCCTGTTTGGCCTGCTTTAAGAACTGATAAGCTAGAGATATTTTCTATTAAACTCATTTATTTTCGTAGTTATTAATAAATATGCTATATAATAAAAAAAGCCGTATTCAGTAATAATACGGCTACAAATACTTTAATTAGAATGAGGTTATATACTATATTCTTTCTTTTTTTTGTGGAAGGAAAAATGTTTATTGGATTCAAGTGTGTTATCCACAATCAGCTTTGTCAATTCAATAATTTTATTTTTAGTAGCCTCAGATGTAATGATTATATCTGATTTAAGAAAAAGAGTTATTTCACAATTAATAAAACTTTTCTTACCAAATCTAATACCAGATTCACGCATGTCCAAATCAACAATTGTTCTTTCTTTAATAAAATCTATTTGGGTATTGTAAAGTTTGTTATAAATAAGTTGTTTTATTGATTTGGTTAAGTCTCTTATTAATTTATTGTAGTTAATTGCCTCATCTGAAACTGGCTTACCCCAACTTGAAATAGAAATGAACAATGATTTTGGGTTTCTATTAGTGAGACTTCCGAAGGCTATTTTGTAATTTTTGTATAGATCTAGTTTAATTTCTTTACCTGTTTTTTGATTCATTTTTTATTTTAAATATATATAAAATAAAATAAAGAGTCAAGTGGTCTAATTAATTAAAGTGTCCAAGAACAAGTGCTATAATACCAATAAGTATCTGTATAAAAGTTATAATAGCAATAGCAGCAACCCATCTATTTTTTTGCCTATATATTTCGTCCTTTGCATCTTTCATTTGCGTTGGTGACCAAACTTCATTGACCTTATCAACCCATGTCTTATTCTCAAACATATTTTTTTCCATATTTTTAATATCTGAAAATTTTAAATTAATTTCATTAAATCTTGTATCGAAATCACTTCTCATTCTCTCATGATTTTCATTTAATCTAACCAGCTCCTGAAGTACCAATCTTGAATAACTGCTAAAACTCTCTTCCTGTTCCAATTTTTATATGTTTTAATTTTCTATTAATTTTGTAAGTTGATAAACAAGCCTTTCATAATTTTTTACTTTTGTTTCACAATTATCTTGTAAAAATATTTTATCAGTATGTTCATGAACAAGCTCTATAATTTTGTCCTTGTCAATTGTTTCACTTCTAAAGGACATTCCCATGTCAAATTTATCAAGCAGATCTTTTAATTTTAAAATATTATCGCTTTTTTGTATTATTTGATTACTCATTTAATTAGTTTCAAGTCCGTTTTTTAATTCAATTATTTTTGATATTTTTTCAATGAACTCATCTTCATTTAAAACAGCCATTTTATCATTAAGTAATTTATCCTTTGCCTTTAGAAGCTTTTCTTTAGCTGTAAGATCTGATGAAGTCATTTTTGCATCGATTAAACTAATGCATTCTCTAATCAATTCTTCATGAATTTCTTTCTTTTCTTCTGTATTAGAATCTAATATTGATTTAACAGCTTTCCTATTGGACTCATCTAACGAACTATATTTATCATTAAACTTATCTACCATCATGTTTGCCAATAAACTCTGTGGCAAGTCCACGCTTTCATTAATCGTTTTGGTTTTGGCTTTTTTAATATGATTAACAACAACTTTTAGATCATTACTTAATTCAGTTAAATTTCTAGGCGTACGTTCGGTACAAATTAAATTTGAAAGAGATGTGTGCAATTGTGCCATGTCGTAAGATTCAGTCATTATCTTATCCACGCCATTAATATTTTTAGATAATGATAAAAGCTTTTTATTCTCTTTTATAATGTCTTCTGGCTTAAATCTGCGCATTATATTTACATTCTCTGAAATAAAATTAACTGCAGAGCTAGCGTTATCATCAGTCATCTCTTCAATATTAGAGTATACAATAAACTGAGTCTTTAAAATTTCACTTTCTCTAATTGTTTTAATATACTCCTTGAACAGGTTTTTACTTTCACTGGCGTTTTTACAGCCAATACTCTCTGCAAGCAGATTATAATAGGCGTTCTTTATTTTACCGAAATTTTTCATTAGAGTTATTTAATAAATAAATATTCAGTTTATTTAAAAAATATCTATTCATTCAACATTTGATTGATATTTGTTATCATAGAATCTATTCCTTTATTTAGATTAAAAGTTTTGGCAACAATATTCTTAGATTCCTGAATTGTTTTTTTATTTGAAACAGAATCTATCAATCTATCCATATAGCGTTTTTTATACCTTTCCTTTTTTTCAGTATAGTCCTTTTTTAAATGCTCTTTACGCTCAGTTAATATGTTTAAAGCTGTTTCAATACTCTCATTAGTTGTCTTAGGTTCTTGTGTCTCTGTACCTGTTGGCTCTGGCCCAGGTTCGCCACCTGCATCATCACCAGCGTCTTCTCCACCGTTTGGTTCATTACCGCCAAATTCACCACCTTCGCCATCTTCAGCACCTTTATCATCCTCACCATCTTCTGAGAAGTCAAGATCTTCCCCGCCTAAACCTCCGCCTCCAAAGCCACCGCCTAAACCACCAGACCCACCACCTTCAGCACCTTCCTCTCCTTCTGCTGAACCTCCACCCCCTTTAAGAGCTAAATCATAATCCCCATAAATCCTATCAACAGTATCGAACATACCTGTATGTTTAATAATTTTTGATGTATTTTCCAATTCAGCAGCAGCTGCCTTCTCCATTCTTTGTTCTAGTAAATCTTGTTTAATTTCATCATCAGACCATCCAAATATTTCTCTTTTAGCCCTAGTCATAGATGTTGCTCCAAATCCATTTCCTGCATCTGAAACAGTATCCTTATATAACGTAACTTTAACCTGTTGATGCTCTGTTTTAAGCATTTCAGCCTGAGTTGACGGATTATTTAATGTAAGTGTAAAGTTATCTAAATCGTCTTCAAAACCAAGTAAAAATAAATGGATTATAACTATTTTGTTTAATTCCTGTAGCATTGACTGCTGAACCCTATTAACTGTTCTAGAAAATCTAATATCTTGTAAAGCCAAATTTTTACCATCACCTGTTGCTTCATCATAACCTAAGAAGGGCTTAGGAACCCTTAATGCCGTAAATAATTGGCTCTGAAGATAATTTATATCTGCTATATCATTAAGATTAGCTGCGCCTGGTAGTGTATCAATAGGGTTTGGTGCATTTTCTGTCCTTACAGGAACAAATATATCTTGATCATTAGATAGCTGATTGTATCTTAGGTCCAATTGGCCTGTTTGAGGATCGACCACTGAAGTTCTTTTAAATTTATTAGCAATTGAATCTACATAAGCGGGTACATCATTGGCATCTATATTACCGACATATATTTTAAATACTCTTCTTTCTGGGGCACGAGTAACACGATACACAAGCATAGAGTCTTCGGAGAGAATAATTTGTTTCCATATCCTTCGAGCTTTTTCCAGTAAACTAGTACCATAGGGTAATCTTCTGTCATCACCTAAAAGTCTGAAATGAGCTATTTGAAGCGAGTTGAACTCAATATCATTGGTTCTCCAATAAAATTTAACCTTATTCGACTGAGTTAAATTTGTAGCACCTTGTCCATTCATGATGCTATCGTACAAACCTCCCTCTCTTCTCTCCATCTCATACGTTGGAAGTTGTTTGGCAGCAGTAACACCCTGCTTCGCATCCAATTTTAATAATAAAAAATTATCTCCATATTTACATACTGCTCTAGTCCACATAGGAAGAGAAGTATGTATATCAAGTCTATTGTATAATAAATCTTCAATAATACCTTTAATTCTTTTACTATCAGAATAAACATTTATCATTCTACCATTAGCATTGAGCGTACAGCTTTCTTCAGCCATAATATCCAGAGCCGCACCAATTAAAGGGTAATACTCCATTGATTCGAAATCAGCATAAGAGCCAATTCTTGTTGTCTCATAATTGATAGATTGTTGTACTAGTCCATTTTCTACCTTTTTCCATACATTGTTCAAGTATTTATTCTGTTGCGCTTCTAACTTTGCACTCTCAAAATCCTTTTTGCTATTAGTCTTTAATATTTCATTATTTTTTAAACTAAACTTTTGAGATTTTATCTCGCCCTTAGCGTCAGCTGTTAGTACATTTGTTAATTTCTGAAATATGGTTGGTTTGTTTGCCATTTAATTTTATTTAATTATAATAATTCTTTGTTTAAAGTACATTCATTATTTTGTTCCGCTAAATAGCCAGAGATATTTTCCCGTTGGATCTTGCATGTTTCTAGCAGTGAAAGGGCTAAAATTTGGTTTTGGCTGTGCTACTTTATTTTTATTATTTTTTGCAACAAAGCCAGTACCCTTATCCAAGTCATTATCAAGTGGCACTTCTTTTATACTTATACCTGTCCAGGCCTGTAGCATTGCCTTTGTTTGCTCCTTAGCCTTCTCTAAATTTTTAAATGAGTGTTCATAAACCCATAAAATCATTGCTAATCCAAAAAGACAATCATCATGAAAACCAGTCATATGGTCAGCACGACCATTTTTAAATATAAAGGTTTTCATTTCAGTTGTTGCTCTTATTGATCTTACTTTGAGTACATTATTTCTAATTTTTTCCTCGAAATTAGAAATCAGTGGCGTACGAATACCGTTGATCGTTAAACCAGGTACTTTATTGTCTTTTTTATGGTTATATATCGCACTTTGTTCGTTAGCGAATATTTTACCGTTCGGCGTATCATAATGCAGTCTCTTGTATCCAAGTTCAATTAATTTAAGAATGGTAGTAACGCCAATACCGCCTGTTATATCAACAACTGCATAAGCTGAATATATGTCACCCCACGTTTTTACCAACTTACCTAATTCATCTGGTGGCATTTTACCTTTAAATTCGAATACTTGCTCCATTAATGTAATATCTACAATTTCGATTGTTGAGTCATCGTTTCCATCTCCACGTGAAACATCCGAACCAAGTATGTATTCATGCCCTGGCACAGGATCGGCCCATTGCCAAAATTCACTTTCGGGACCCCATACACGGACAGGATTTTTTACATTGTGTAATTCTTGAAACTCAATATCGGTCTCTGAAATAACATTGCCGCCTGATCCTATGAATGATACATCTAATTCTTGAGCAATCATTCTGCTATCATTATTTAGCGAACGGCACATTTCCTCATACCACGGAGATGTAGGCTTGTAGCCTTCAAGTATTTTGGCCTCAAACGAAGTAAATGTAAATTCAGTCTCTATAATTTCTTCAACTTTATCAACTTCTACGTCGTCAACAATTTCTTTATATTTTTTTACCCACTTAAGGTTCTTATTATAACGTAAATCCTGATACCACTTCATTTCTATGACATTGAAGTCGTTTTCTTTCTTCTTTGCTTTATTGTATGTAGTATAATAAAGCTCATCCATACCATTTGGTGTAGAAATTAATATAGTTTTACCACCAGATCCGAGTGATGTTTGTGCCGCACCAAACACTTCTTTTCCGTTATCAATATAAGCAGCCTCATCCATAATAAGGTATGTAGGAGTGAATCCTCTAAGAGCGTCCTTAGATGTTGCAACAGCTTTAACTCTGCTCCTGTTTGGTAAACCAATTTCTTTTTGAGAGTCTTTTCCCGTAAAAATAGATTTCTTAATATCAGTAGTAAATTCAGTTCCCCAGAACCATCTAGGTAATTGGGTGAGAAAATCCTTAATCTTTGAAAGAAACTCTATTGCAAGTTCCTGTTTATTTGCAATAATTAAAATAGACTCTGGGTTATCAACATCTGCTAAAGCAATGGTTATAGCCATAAATGCAGCTGTTGTTGTTGAAACGCCAGCTTGCCTTGGTTTGGTGACTATATTTCTTCTATGTTTAGTGTACGCCTCAATTATCTCTTTTTGCTTAGGGAATAATTTAAATTGTACAATACTTTCCTGTGTTTTATCAAAGGTTTCTAGATATGTTTCTATGGCATATACTGGATCAACCAGACACTTGGCATATTCTTCCAATATTTCTTTCCTTGTTAGCATATAAGATAAATATATCTAACCTAAAGAAAGGAACTTATCTATTAGTTATGTGGTTTAATAGTATTTATCCAAATAGATTTGGCTATATTAACCTTATTAATCAAACCCCATTTATTTAACACCTGAAGATTAATTTTTCTATACTTATAAGCTAATTCTAATTTTCTGATAATATCTTCGGTTGAGGTTGTTGATGTCGTGGTATAAAGGCTCGATAGCCAATTTATTTCTTCCGATCCAACAATAGGTATATTATTTGCTGCAAAATCAGCGGCAACAATATTAAATGTTTCATTGAAGGAAACTTGAAGACCCAAGTCCATGCTCCTGATTACCTCTATAAAATCATCATGACTTAACCAAGGATGTTCTATGAGCTTATGTTTGTTCTGGTTTTCAAATAATCCTCGTATATTTTTAATAACACCACTTCCTCGTTCGACTCTCTCTGAATTTATGTGAAAATGAATAGGCTTATTCACTCTATCCCCGAAATGAATTGCGGCAACAGCTTGTATTAATTGGTTCTTCATCGGTCTAATTGCACCAAAGCAACCAATATCTATATGGGATCTATTATGCGCTCCTATGAACGGTGTATTTTTTACTGGATAGTAGTTAGGTAGATAAATCAAGTTTTTTATGCCCACACCCTTTAAATCGTAATACATTTTAATTGTGTTAGGGGCTACTATTATCTTATGTTTATGAGATAATTTAGAATATTCGAATGTCCAATAAAAGGCGCTACCCTCATTTGCAATAAAAGGTATTTCGGAATGAAGTCTGATTATCCAGGTTACGTCTGGATGAAGTTTAGTTAAAACCTCGAATTTTTCTGGTATCACCCAGAGAGCCTCAATTACTACTAATTTAGGCTTGTATTTCGTTACTTCTCTATCAATACAATTATTGTCAATAACATGAACCACATTTGAATTAATGCCATGTTCATTAAGCATTTGATTAACAAAATTAGCGCTGTTGTTTAATCCAGACTCAATATTTTTTGAAGTCTGGTCATAACCATATATATGCTTCCTTTTAAGAAGGAAGAGGACAGAAGAGTTGAACATATTTACAAGGGGTTTAATATAAATATTAAGCCCTTTTTAAATAGGTATTAATTGTTGGTAAGTTTTAAAAATAAAAAAGGCACTTTCGTGCCTTTTTTAAAAAATTTTAAATTTATTTTAAAATAATCCCTTTAGCTCGTCCCAATCAAATCCGTCTTCATCCTCATCATCTTCTATTGAACCTTTTAATTCATCCCAACTAAAACCAACATCTGTGGATACATCTTTATCAGTTTCATTTTTTTCAAACATTTCGTCTAATTCGTCGGATTGCATATCGCTTTTAATTACGTTTACCAAATCTTTGATTATTTTTTTTCCTGTCTTGGTTCCAGCCATAATCTCTTTCATTTGCCTATTAAATTCTCTCACAGGAAGTGAAATTAAATCACTGTAAATATGATGTTTAAGCTTAAAATCATCTGGTTCAATCATATCTGTGAATCTACTCCATAGAGCGGGACCAATACGCATATCACTAAGTTCGGCGTTTAAAAAATCAGCTTTGTTTATTACATACTCTGCTATTTTTTTCTTTTTTGGTAATCCATTAGCTGAAATAAGTTCCATAACGCCTTTTACTAGTTCATGAATTAATAAAGGAAAAATCATAGCTTGAGCGTTAATTACTGACTTAGAGTTCTTTTTGCTAGGAAATTCAACGTTAACGCTGCCACCAACTGTGCCGTTCTCCATTTTAGGTACGGCAAAATAAAGATAGTCAGCGGCGGCCATTGTTTTAGCGTATTTACTTGGAAGCCTTGGGTCAATAGCAGTTAATTCATCCTCAACCATATAAAACATTTGGTTACATTTTTTAGCCGCTCCTTGAATCATTGCGTTTATAAATCTCCTTTTATATACTTCTTCATTAGCCTCTACGATTTGGTCATGGTTGTCAAACTCATCTTCTGATGAAATAGGCGTTGGGTTTGAAATTGCGGCTTGTATTGTAATATGTGAAGTTAATTCAGCATTAATATCAACTACATCCTCGTCCATGTCATACTCTTCTCTTACCATTTTAATAGCCATCTCAACCAATTCTTTTCTATGTTTATGCTCAATCTCCATGGTAGAGTATACCAATGGAAATAAATTCTTTTTAATTTCAGTCTCATCGATATCTTCAAGCTCGTTAACTCGTTTGTATCTATTAGCAACCTCAGCAAAACGTTCACCCATGATTTTTTCTTCGAATGAATATATATCTCCTTCTGGAAAAATAGGGTGCTCACCAAGAGAGTGTTTATGAGTACTTATCTCTTTTTCTATTTGAGGATGCATTCTCTCTTTTAACCCGTCTGGATATTTAATACCTTCAGATACTAATTTTTTAGATGCTCTTTTTAAGGCTTGTTCAGCTATTTTTTTATAATCAGCCATTTATTTTATTTTTATATAAATTATTCATTAATTTTGGTCGGCAAAGTTAATTCTTTATTCCTTCGCCAAGATTTTTTTTATTATTTAATTTCAAGGCCAGATTTACAATATTCGAACCAACGATATTTTTAAACCTTTCACGGCTTTTTGGGTCAATAGACTGTTGATAAATAGTTCTAATAACTTCTTTATGCTCTTCTGGACTATCTGACATAGCAGATTTGTATAGTTGAGGAGTTAACAAATCCCTTTTTATAAATCCATTATTTTTTCTTATAATATTTAAAATTTTATTTTCTATTTTTGAATTTAAAACGGAAGAGGAATCTTCTGCATCTCCAAGCTCAATTGCACCCTTAGGTATTCCAACTTTATTTTCTTGTCCTTCGGATAAAGTTTCATTTTGTTGAACAGTTGAACCATCGATGTTTGCATGTTCTTTATCTTCTCTTCTTGTGTCATTTAAGATATCTTTTTTATTTTCCTCGATGTTGTAATTTTCTAAAATAAGTTTGCTTAACTCGCTCTTTTTAAAGACCTTTGATTCATTAAATAAGCCTACATCTTGTCCTGTCTGTGTTTTAGATGATTCAGGAGATATTAAATTTTTGAAGTCATTACAAATAAGCTTCATGAATTCTGGCACTGACAGCAATGGCACGCCCATAAAAGTGGAAAAAGCTATAACCATCTTTTTTTGAGCTATTTTATTCAGCTTAATTTTTTGATAAAACTGTTCAGGAATTTCTTTTATTTTATTAATAAAAGTTTTAACCTCTCCATCTAGAGAATTGGTACCGTCGCCTTCATTATCCACTTCGTTGCTCACTTTATTATCAACTGAGTTTATTTCATTATCTTCGATATTATCCTCTGTTATTGTTTCACTTTTTTTTCTGCCTCCAAAAATAGTCTCATTGACAAATTTTTTAAGTTCTTTTTGACTCATAAAAACTTCATCAGGAGTCATGCTTGCTTTTGCAAGTGCTTCAGCAGTTTTAAATTTTCTAAATTTTTTGGTTTTTTTATTTACTAAGAAATATTTGTAGCCAGATAAGGTCTCTATTTCCTTTTTTTTATCTTCTTCTTTAGGCGCATCTTCCATAACAGGTTTTTTAATATCTGTAGTTTTCGGCTTAACTATATTCTTTTCGAAAAAATCCATTGGATGAATAATATTTTCACCGTCATCGTCACTCTCATCAAGAGAAAAAACTGCATTAACTTTTTCTTTAAGCGGACTAAGTGCTCTAACTATTTGATACCTCTTTCCGTTAATAGTAAATGGTTGGGATATATCCCCTGTTTTAGAATCCTTTACATTCGATAAGTATTTATATTTTGAAGTAGTTTCTTCATCGACAACATTGATTGACTTCTTTCCTTGGATTTTATTAATACTTGAATGCACAGAAGTATCTGCTAAGTCTTTCTTATTAAGCGTTATATTTGTCGTATTTTTTTCTTGTGGATCAGTGACTGATGAAGTATTACTAGTTGGTGCAATATCTTCGTTTATTAATTTTTTCATTTTTTTTCTTTATTAAATATCAAACTTAAATCCTTAGCATAAAGTTTATCTTTTACTTCTTTTTTACTGATTCCAAAATGAAAGTGAAGCCTAGAATCAGGATACACCTCATAATCATCCATATTTTCAAACGCAAGAGGGATCACTCCATCAACTGCGTCCCATACTGCAAACGTATCACTATTTTGTATAACATCTAATTTTAAATAAGATGTCAGGACGCCAACAGAGGTTATTAATTCTTCTGTTGGTGGCTCAGGTCTTCCAGAAGCAGGAAACTCATCCCATCCTTCTCCATCTATTTTCTTTATATCTTTTTCATCAGAAAACAGGAATTCGTATACATAATCCTTTTTATAATTTATGCCAACATTATTGACGTATATTAGATATTCTTCCAAGTTTATAAAAGTTTATATTAGTTAATATAGCAATTTAATTCATACATGTTTCCCATGTTATACACTTGAATTTCGAGAGCCTTCTTTTTAACAGGAAGGCCATCCTTAAACAAACCAATGCTGTATTTATTAGTCTCGCCATTCTTTGGCTTAGGATTACCCATAGTTATATCTCGGCTCCATTCATCCTCATCGATTGTGTATCCATTTTTAAGAGCAAAATTTTCAGCTTCTTGAACAGCAGAACTAAATGTATTATGATAAACTTTATAATCATTATTTTTCATTTTGAGTTCATCAACAATTTCTGCTTTTGGCCTAGGTTTAATACCAGGATGAATCTTGGGTTGAAACGGCCTATTTCTTCTAGTGGGCTTAACCTGGGGTTGAACTGATGGTTTTATACTAGGTTTTATTTTAGGCTCTATAGTTGGAGTATCCATATTATCCATAAATGATTCTTGTAATTTAGTTTTGATGATATTTTTGAACTTTGATTCTTCTGAACCTTTAGGAGCAAAAATACTTAATTTTTTTGGTTTAACAAATAAACTATTAGATTCAGCTAGATTACTATCATCGTTAGTATTTACTGGCTCCATGTCATCAAGATTTGGTTCTGAATTATTTACAGGTTTATCTTCTGAGTTATGTGAATCTTCTGACTCAGAATCGCTACCAGATTTTTTAATTTTGTTGATTATATCATCTTGATCCTGCTGATCCATTTCAGAAGTATGGGATGCCGCAACTACTGAATTGATTGCAAATTTTTCTAATTTAAAGTCAGGCTGTGGCTGTCCATCATTATATTTACGTAATGATTGCCCTAATTTACCTGATAATTGCTGAATAAACTTTTTTGGATCAGTACTTTCATCAGCATCTACGCCAGCATCAAACGGAGCCTTTTCAAATGGTTTATCTGATTTAGGCTCTTCGGATGGAGTTGTGTTTATCTCTGGCCCAGCGTTTTGCTGAGGAGCGGCCTGCGGTTGAGTTGGAACTGGATTATTTGCAGGCAGCTTTAATTTATAAGTAGTCTCGTTTATTTTAGAGTGTAAACTTTTTTTTTTGGCTTAACTATACTTTCAATGATACTATCTAAGTCATCAAGAGATCTTCCAATAGAGAGTTTATGCTCTTTGATAGCCTCAGGTACATCGTCTTCTTTTTCTTCTCCTGTGATCAGATCTTCAACAGCCTGTTGTTCTTCTGACAATTCTTCGTCTTCTACTTCAGTAACTAACGGATCATTTCCTTCTAAATTACCTTCATTGCTAAACCCGTTCCCCTGATACTGCTGAAAAGAAGCAACATCCTCTCCAATTATATCGTTTTCAAAAACGTTTATATCTTTATATTCTCCCAGGGATTCAGAGATGCTATTAAATTTAATATTAAGATGCCTTAATGCTTTTGCATAAGTAGGATAAGCTTCTTGCATTTTATTTTGCAATCCGCCAATATATTTAAAATCTTCAGCAATCAAACTATTGTGCTTATCAGTAGTTTTAATGAAGTAAGTGTGATTTTCTCTTACAATGCCATAAACCAGCCCGTCAGGACCAATTTTAGTTAATTCAACAGATGAAGAATGATGTTCTTCATTTATTGGTTGTAATTTCATTAACTCCTTAATTCTATCATTGATTTCATTCCCCTTCAATCCAACTGGTTTAACTATAATACGTTTCATGTTCTGTTTTATTTTTTATATAAATATCTAAGTTTTGTTTAAAATTAACCAATAATTACACTTGGATAGGTTGGATCAATAGGGTCGCCTATTAAAAAGCAACCAGCGGTGGCGCTGATGCTAGTTACAACAATGTCTATCGTACCGCCAGCTACCATATTGATTGCAACCCCGTTGATTGTGGGTGTGCATGCTGTATCAGCATAAACCTGGCCGTATGTGTGGCCTGTTAAATTAGCATTGGCTGATGGGACAATAATGGAATACGTTTTGTTACTTAGTGGCATGAGTTAATTTATTATATAAATATTCATAAAAATAAAAAAGCATCAAAAGATGCTTTTTTATTTAAACAAGTATTTAATTAAATTCTAGTTGTTTAGAGTAGCTTTTATTTTTTTACCATGTTTATAGTTTTTTAGATCAAAATCATCGAACGAATAGGAAAAAATATCCTTCACAGGGCGTAAATTCAGTCTAGGTAATTCAAAAATTTCAGAATTTATTTGTTCTTTAGCCGCTTCTAAGTGATTTAAATAAAGGTGGGTGTCACCTAAACAACCTATAAGTTCATCTGGTATCATATTCGTCTGCTGTGCTAACATTGTTAACAAGAAACCATAGGAAGCTATATTAAAAGGCAGGCCTAAAAATGTATCAACACTTCTCTGATTCCACATAAGTGATAACGCTCTTTTTGGAATGCCTATTTCATCAAAATATTCGTCGGTTTTTAAATCATCTGTGTCTATTCCTCCACGCTCGTGCACATAAGAACTATATAATTCAGTTCTTTCCCATGCGCTTAATTCCCTTGTATAACACTGAAAAGCAAAATGGCATGGTGGAAGTGTCATTTGGTCTATTTCTCCAACGTTCCAGGCGCTCACCATCAATCTTCTTGAATCAGGATTATTTTTTAAATCGTTTATTAGGTTTTGTATTTGATCAATCCATAAGTTACCGATAACATCCCATCTTCTCCATTGTTTACCATAGCCAGGTCCAATGTCACCATGTTTTTCCGCAAAACCTTTTTTGCCTGTAACAACATTCTTATCTTGTTTTATTGACTCAATAAATTGTTCTTTAGACATAGGCTGTAATTCACTTAAAGAATTTGTGCGATACTTTTTATAACAGTCACCAACCCATATATTTACTCCTCGATCAACAAGTGGTTTAATATTAGTTTCACCTTGTAAGAACCAAAGAAGCTCTTCAATAACACCCTTTAAATGAATCTTTTTAGTTGTTATAATTGGAAAACCGTCAGACATTTTATGTCGAATGGTACGTGAGAATAGACTCAGGGTTCCTGTACCAGTTCTATCCGACTTTTTATTTCCATTTTCTAGGATATCCTTTAATATGTTTATATATTGTTTATCTAAATTATTCATTTTATTTCAGTTAAGTAATCGTCAATATTTATTTTCAAATCCTCTAATTTTGAGGGAGTTAAGTACAGGGTTCTCTTTGCCTCAGTATCAACAGCATCCATTGTATCCATCAACTTAATTATTTTTGCTCTGAGGATGTCTTCCTTTTCCTTTGTTTTCAAAGCTTCGATTTCTTCTGTGAGCAAGGTCGCATCAATTTTTTCTAATTTTATAAAAGAATATGGTTTTATATGAGTATTAACCACGGCACCTTGGCTTTCAGCTATTTCAAATCTGGTATAATCTGTTTTTTTCACATCAAGATACTTATATCTGCCGCCGCCTTTAAAGGTAATAATTAAGTCTTCGTTAAGATAATACTCGGACGCAAGTATATTTGTTGAAGCATACTTGCAGTATATCACTCCAGCAATTACATTCTTTTCTAATAGCATAAGTTATTTATTTTAATTAAAAATACTAATATTTATTTTAAGAAGCAATTATTTTTAAAAATAGTTGATTCGTAGAGAAATAACGTGTATATTTGATGTAAATGAAAACTATGAAAAATAACAGCGTATCCTCCTCACTTAAGCTGATAGTTAATAACGCTAAAGAAGAGGCAGAATTATTTGGAGACTCTAAGGTTAGGCCAGAGCACTTGCTACTTTCTATCATACATGCAAATGATCCCAGGTGTGCTTCAATATTTGAAGCATTAAAAGTAGATACCTCTTACTTATATGACAGAATTAGCGACGCTTTAATGAAGGCCGATTTAAATACTAGAGTGGGAAATAGAAAAGACACTATGTTGTTTTCCTCAGAAACAAAATTAGTGTTTAAAGGAATAGATAAGGAATGTGAGTATTTGAAAGATAAATCAATAGAATCTACGCATTTGTTTTTATCAATTTTAAGTATTAAATCTCCTTTAAGTATAATGCTATTTGAAATGGGCATTAGTTATATGATGGTAAAGAATTGCATTAAATCTATTAGGTCAGATGTAACTAACGGCGTAACTAATGAAGATTTTGATGATAACCAATTTAGTAAGCCCGCTAAAAGAACATCAAATAAAACGGTTGTGTTGGATAATTTTTGTAGAGATATTTCAGCCGCAGTAAAAAATGGTGAAGTAGACAAAGTAGTTGGAAGAAAAGCGGAGATTAAAAGAGTCGCTCAGATTTTATCAAGAAGACGCAAAAATTCCCCTGTTTTAATTGGCGTCGCAGGATCTGGTAAAACAGCTATTGTAGAGGGACTAGCTCAATTAATAAATAACGGAGAAACGCCAAGAACTCTAATAGGAAAAAGAATTTTATCTCTGGATCTTGCAGCTATGGTAGCTGGTACTAAATATCGCGGTCAATTTGAAGAGAGAATGAAAGCCGTAATGGAAGAGTGTAAAGGTAATAAGGATGTCATTTTATTTATTGATGAATTGCATACTATGGTTGGGGCTGGAAACTCATCTGGTTCTATGGATGCTTCTAACATACTTAAACCAGCTCTATCACGAGGTGAAATTCAAATTATCGGCGCAACTACCTTAGATGAATATCGTGAAAACATAGAAAAAGATGGGGCATTAACCAGAAGATTTCAGCAAGTTTTAATACAGGAGCCGTCACTTAAAGAAACTATTACTATTCTTTCACAAATTAAAGACAAGTATGAAAAACATCATAATGTTTTTTACACTGATGAGGCTATTGAGGAATGTGTTAAACTAGCTGATAGATATATTATGGATAGAGCAATGCCAGACAAAGCAATTGACGTATTGGACGAGGCTGGCGCAGCAACAAATATGAATATAGAGAAATCAGAAAAATTAAAAAATCTTGAAATAGAAAAAGAAAAAATTGCACAGAAAAAAGTTGAGGTGGTTGCAAAACAAAGGTATGAAGATGCAGCTAAATTAAGAGATGAAGAGAAAAAAATTGAGGCTATTCTAATTGAGGCGACAAAGGAATGGAACACACTTCTAAGTAAAGAAGTAAAGATCGTAGATGCTACTCTAGTTTCAGAAGTTGTGTCTAATATGACAGGAATTCCCTTATCTAAAATTTCTGTACAAGAAACCAAAAAATTAGTAAACTTAGATAAGGAGCTTCAAGAGAAATTAATTGGCCAAGATGAAGCGGTGACCAAGGTTGTTAAAGCCATAAAAAGAAGCAGGGTTGGAATTAAAGATAAGAATAAACCAGTGGCTTCTTATATATTTCTAGGGCCAACAGGGGTTGGTAAAAGCATGCTTGCTAAATTAATTGCTGAATACGTTTATGGGGATGCGGATTCATTAGTAAGAATGGATATGAGCGAGTATATGGAAAAATTCTCAGTATCAAGACTCATAGGCCCACCTCCAGGGTATGTAGGATATGAACAGGGAGGACAGTTAACTGAAAAAATTAGAAGAAAACCATATAGCGTAATACTATTTGATGAAATAGAAAAAGCCCATGAAGATGTTTTTAACCTTCTGCTTCAACTATTAGATGAAGGCCAGTTAACTGATGGGCTTGGAAGGAAAGTTAACTTTAAAAATTCTCTAATTATTCTCACATCAAATGTTGGTGTTTCCGAATTAAATAGTTTTGGAAAAACTATGGGATTTGAAACCCCTTACGAATCAGCTAATCAAGAAGAAAGAAATAAATCAATAATCGACAAAGCTTTAAAGAAAAAATTTAAACCTGAATTCCTTAACAGGATTGATGAAGCAATAGTTTTCAATAGTTTATCTGAAGAAAATATTCACAAAATTATTTACTGTGAAGTTGCAAAGTTAGAAAAAAGGCTTAGTGAGATAGGATATAAAATCAAGCTGAGTGAAACAGCTTTGAATTACATAGCTAAGAATGGATACGATAAGAAATATGGCGCAAGGCCACTTAATAGAGCTATTCAACGTTATGTAGAAGATCCTATTGCCGATGAAATATTAAATGGTAAAATTAAAGAGGGAGAAACCATTAAAATAAATTACGATGAAAAAAATGATATCATAAGTGTCACATCATCTAAAAAATAACTAACCTTAAAACCGCAATTATTTTGCGGTTTTTTAATATATTTATTGACAGGTGAAAACATATATTAAACAATTATTACGGGAAGAATTATTATCTCAAGATAAAACTGATGTGATAAAAATCACAGACTTTATTAATTTTACTAAAAAGTATCTTGATATAAAGGATGATATTAAAGTTAAACTAGCTTATGAACGTACTCCTGACCTACAAACTACCGCATATTATGAAATGGGTAAGATGATAAAGGTTTATGTTAAAAACAGATCATCCTGTGACTTTTTCCGTTCCATCGCTCACGAACTAGTTCATCATAAACAATTTATTGAAAACAGATTAACCAGTCCGTCTAAGGATGGAGAAGATGGATCGCCAATAGAAAATGAAGCAAATGCTAAGGCAGGTGAAATTATTAGACAATACGGAAAGTTGCATCCCGAAATTTATACTTAATTAAAATTATTTTTGTACATTTGTGGTATGAAACGCTTAATGAAATATTTAGCCCATAAATTATGTATTAAAAATGATGTCCGTCAATTTTTAAAAATTTACGTTCCAGAAGATATTTTGGACTTGAAAGAGATTTTTAAGCGAGGCGGGTATCAACTTTATATGGTTGGAGGTTGTGTTAGGGATTCTCTATTAGGTGACTTGATTAAAGATTATGACCTGGCAACAGATGCACTTCCTGATGACGTTGAAACATTGCTTAATAGCAATGGTTTTAAGACCCTTGCTACGGGTAAATCATTCGGAGTTATTAATGTTTTTACTAAAAATAACGAATATGAAATAGCTTCGTTCAGGTCAGATCTAACTAAGGGTAGGCACCCCGCAGTTAAATTCACTAATATAAACTCTGATGCTAAAAGAAGGGACATTTCGATTAATGCTTTATACTATGATATAGACGCAGAATGCGTTATTGATCTTGTTGGTGGGATGCATGATTTAAAAAATAGCATGGTTAGGACGGTAGGCCCAGCTCTAGATAGATTCAAAGAAGACCCTTTGAGAGTGCTTAGATGCATTAGGTTTGCGGCTAGATTTAATTCAATTATTGATAAATCTGTAAATAAGGCATTGAAGACTCCGATTAATTTGAATGAAGTATCAGCTGAAAGAATTAAAGAAGAATTTATAAAAGGAATTGAGTCGGCTAAGGATGTCAGAAATTATCTAGGCCTTTTAAGCGAATATAATTTATTTAAATGGGTCTTTCCTGGTCTTAAAATTTACCATAATTTTTTTGATGATAAGGATTACATTTTTATAGTAGCTTGTCTACTGAAGAATAATCATCATAGTATCCTTAAAAAATGGCTCATTGAACACAAGTATTCAAGATCAGAGAGTAAAGTAATTACTTTTTTAGTATCTCTGCAAACTCTATCACCTGATACTGCATTTAAACTTAAGTCTAGTCAGAACGGTGTTAACGTTACCGATGAACAGATCATCAAGTTCTGTAACTTAGGATATGTGCAGCACAATATGGTTAAAGCGTTCACAAAATATGAACTAAGTGTGGACGGTGATGAAGTCAAAAATAATTTTAGCCTTAAAGAAGGTAGAGAGCTTGGATTAAAAATAGCTGAAATAGAAAAACAAGAATTTCTTTCTCTAATTCATTAATACAAACGACAATAGGTAAGAGCGTTGTTATGTACTCTTACCCATAATTTTTTATTCGGTTAATTTATTTTACTATAGATGCAAATTTAGCTTCTAAATCAGCTATTTTAGATTCCAAAAGAGCTGTTTTATCACCTTTTTTGGCTTGTTCACTAATCCATTCTTTCTTCTTAACAACAAGAGCTTCAGTTACGATATTATCGATTAGATCGACAAGGTCCTTTTCGTTAATTTTTACAGTTTTTTTTGTATTACCCATTTTATTTATTTAGGTTAATTTTTATTATTATCTTAAATAAATATGCGGAAGAGGAATAAAAAAAATTTTTTTTTAATGAATCATTACATTAGGGAGTAGGGAGGTCAATTTGCAAGTGTCTTCAAAGCTTAGATTCGACCTATCGATAGAGAACGTAACCAATGAACCGCCATTTGAAGAATCTAAATATTTTAATTCGTCAGGAATTTTACTTATTTTATTACCCTTTAAATTTAAGAAAGCCAATTTTTTTAAATTACAAATTTCTTTAGGTATTTCTTTTATTTTATTATTAGGTAGAGATAACATTTCTAATTTATTTAAACTTCCAATAGAAGTATGAATATTTTTAAGGTCACAATTAGCCATGGTAAGCATATCAACATTACTAAAGGAGGAAATATCTGGTATTTCCACTATGTGCTTATCCATTAATGTAATGACAGGAGTTCTTTTGTCCATTAATTCAAATATACAGTTATCAAAGCCAAGCATCAATAAAGCATCTACATACTTGTTATCAGTAGGATTAATTGACATTTTTGCCAAGGCTATTAATTCTGAATAGAAATATTTTTCTATCTCCTCATCAACATCAAATATTTTTTCTCTAATGTTTACATGCGAATTAGATTTATTCATATATTGACCAGTTTCTATATGAATTTGATACAATTCGTCTGAATCTCCATTTAAAAATTTATTATTTATTATAATATATAAGTCTGATTTTTTACCGTTAGGCTTTTTATTATCGGTATAATGCTCAAACATTCCATTATCTTTGACAGAAGTACACCAGCTAACAAATTTTCCGAATATCACGCTAGCATCCCTTGTTTTAGGTATATAAACAGTAAAATATCTATCCTTGAATGGTATGATAGCTTGTTTAGACGATACATATCTATTAATCAGATTAAGCATCGCTCCAGCCGATTTTTCTATGAAGGGATCAACAGCTTCAAATAGTTGAGATAAACTTTTATACTGGTTTATATCGGTATAGTCAGTAATGCTTTTTAAAATAAAATTACCACTACACAAAGAAGCAAATTTATTTTTACGTTTGTTTTCCTCAAATACTAAAAATAGTTTACTTGCTTGGGGGAGATCTTCTGTTACAAATCGTAACGCTTCTTTTACATTCTCTTTAATTAATCTTACAAATGCATTGAGCATCCATTGAACAAAAACGAAATTTTTGCTTGGATCAGCAGCTATCATATCAGAAAAAACAAGTTGCGAGATGCTTGCCCTCTTATTAATTATCTCATCGCCTTTTTCTTCTCCTAAGATAATAGCCAAACATTTAGAGGTTTTGGGATCGGTTAGAAAATTACATACGCCTAATTTAGAAAATTCTTCACACTTCTTTTTAATTTCTTCAGAATCTTCCTCAAATATGTCGAATTTTTTTGCAAGAAATATAAGTCTGTTTGACGCTGAAGTGGGCATTTTTCACTTTTTTACAAAGTTACTAAATAAACTTTAAAATTAGCAAAATCTTTTATAGAAATCCTCTTCAAGGTACTCTTCAATTCTTCTTTTCAAGAGCCAGGAAAGAGCACTAAGGTTTTCGTTAGAGTATTTATCGAAAGTATTTAAAATAACCTCATTAGGATTATCGCCATCAGTTACACGATATTTAAATTCTTTAAGTATGTTTTCATCGATAGTTAAGAATTCTTTGAGGATTATATTATAAGTTTCCCATCGTTCGTTTTCTTGCTCATTTTGCTTACTAATAACATTATTTATAAACAATAGGTATTCTTTATCAAGTTTAGTATTCTTACCTGCGCCCGTTTTTAAAATAAAATTTGTGATTTCCATTTATTTTAAATTTTTTAATGGTTACATCATTTTTTAAAACTAGTAACCTTATGGTAAAGTCTTTTAAGTTCTGTCGTGTTATCTTTAACACTTTCCATCATTTTTATACACTCATCATTAGGATCAACCGTATCGGTTAATTTGTATTGAAGTTCCTTCACGCGTAACATATCTTTTAAAGTATGTTTTAATTCAAGAATAATTTGATTATAAGTAGACCACACTCTCTTTTTGCTAAAATTACCTTCAATAAGATTCTCTGTTAGTATTGTTTCATACTCACGTTCCAAATATGTTTCAAATTCTCCGTAATTATCTCTTAAAACTCTTTGTATTTTATCTCTCAGTTCCATCGCTCAAGGCTACATTTTTTGATAAATTATTGTTTTTTATCCTCCCGTGAGACCAATCTGTGACAACTTGTTTTATAAACTCGTCACCTAATTTGTATTTATATTTTAAATAATCAAACAAGGCTTTTGGAGTGATGCTTTCCCCATCTACTTTTATCTTAATCATTGGTTTCTCAACGTACTCTCCACCTTTTCTTATAACGCCTACAATTGGCTCATAGTTCATATCCAAATCATTCTTGAGCTTCTCGACAACACTTGTGTATATTCTATTTTCTGATAGTCTCTTTTCTAGAGACTTATACTGTTGTTCTGTTATGATAAGTCTTACGCTCATATAGATAAATATTTGAAACTGATTAGAAAGGATGGTTTAAAGACTAAATGAAGCTATTTTTTCTTGAATTTTATGTTTTGGAATATTTCCTATGCTAGAATCTAATAAATTACCGTTTTTAAGGTATAAAACTGTAGGAACGCTCCTGATAGAATATTCTGTTGTAGCCCTGTCACACTCTTCAATGTTAACCTTACCAAAGGCAACTGAATGATTAATTTCAGATAAACTAGATAGTACAGGAGTGAGTATTTTACAAGGTTGGCACCATGGAGCTGAAAAAATTATAACCGCGTTTGTATTATTTGCAATAAAATCTTTTAATGTATCGTCTGTTAAATTTGTTATCATCTTTATTTTACTATAAATATATTCATAGTTAAATAAATCTAAAGGAATTATTTTATTGATACATAAAAATCATTATATATATTAGCTATTACGGAGTCGAATTGAGTAAACATTTCATCCATAAAGAAGTTAATAACATAGTTACAAGAATCTTCATCAGTTAAGCCAAACATAGTTCTGACTATATCAGTAAGATTTAATAAATAAGAATAGTACATGTCAGTATTTTCACTAATAATTGCATTTCTAATGAAAGAGCAAAAAAGTCTATAATTAGAAAAATTGGAGCCTTTAAATAATTTGAAGGACTCCATACAGATATTAAAATTTATATAGTATCTAATCTTATACATATTTATGACTATGCCGCATAACAAATTAAATGAAATAATATTATTGTTCCTCAATAGAAATTATAAGGTAACAAGAATAAGATATAAAAATAAATTTAAACGAGTTATTCTTATTAACGGTATAATGCACGTATTGACTGATCAAGCCTCGATAAATGATGTCGAGAAAAAAATTGATAAAGTTCTGCGATTAGTTTTTAATTGTGACGGTGTTGTCTCAAAAAAAGCTTTGAGTAATTTTTTACCGCGGTTTTTATCCAAGTAATAATTAATTTATAAATAATACTTATTTTATTTTTAATATAGGATATGAACGGCATGATACCTAATAAGTATAATAGGCTTGGATGGCCTTCACCGCAAAAGCCAAATAAGTGAGCAATGTATTCCATGTTTTTGCTCAAAGTTACTACAATTTTTATTAGATATCAATTTGTTTATTAGGAAAATTTTTTATGATCTCATGTTCCAGGGCCTTTTCAGCCACTTCCTTTAACGGAAACAATACAAAATCAAGGGCGTTAATTTTATTAGTAACCGTTCTCTCAATTGAAGAAGCTTGGTCATACATATCTATATACACTTGATCATCAGGATCATGTGAATCTATCCATTGATAAACTAAACTGCATTTTTTGGAAAAAGAATGTTCTATTGCACTAACAGAGTGGCCAATATCTTCTAAAGGAATTTCATTATTAAAAATTTCGTTTAGCGTTACAAAACTTAACTTAGAATATATTTGATCAAGGCTATGCGCTGCTTTTTCAGCAAACGTTCTAAGTTCAGAAAGCATGTCTGAATTTTCTGTAATCAATTTTAGCCTATGCACCTGGCTTTCAAGTAGCTTAATTCTCATTTTATTTTTTATTATAAATATCTGATATTTATCCTTAGTGAAATTAACAATAGAAATGATTCCTAATACTTGTGCTTTTAGTAATATTAGAACCTGTATTAAGCCAAGCCAGTGGGATAAAATAAGAAAACTATCTTACTCTATGGCCATGAATAGGTGTGAAATATGTGAAGGAAGAGGTAAGAGACAAGGATTTAAACATGATTTAGAGTGCCATGAAATATTTGAATATGATGATGTGAATAAGGTTCAAAAGTTAATCGGTCTTGTTTCGTTGTGTCCAATTTGTCACTTGGTTAAACACTTTGGTAGGGCAAGTGCCATCGGTAAACAAGCTATATGTATGAAGCAACTCCAGAAGTTAAATTCCTGGACACACAAGGATGTTGTCACCTACCTGAAGGAAGTATATGAATTACATAAAGAACGCTCTAAATATGAATGGAAGCTTGATTTAAGCATCCTAAACGAAGATCCATACAATTTAAAATTAGACTTGAATAAAGAACGCGTTTTTAAAGTAAAGAAATACAGAAAAAGAAAGCACAAAAAAAAGAATAAATAAATTATTTGAGGAATATATCAATCACACTTCCCTGGCCATCCATTCTTCTAAAGAAGTATCCGTCAATGTAATACATCATACTTGTAAACATGTTTCCATGTTCTATATATTCTTCACTGGTTGCTTCTCTTCCATATTTTTCAGCATAATCAAATAAAAACCAAAATAAAGATTGCGGTGGTTCAATTCCCCGATCCAACCATCTGTAAATGTATTTATTTGATTCGTATTTGATTCTTATTTTATAGAATATTTCTCCGATAGAATTAGCATATTTATCATGGAACCTATTAAGTTGAGACTGGCGCACAGCCTTCTCATTATTAATTTTAACGGCCCATTCTTCAAGTGCCTTTTGACCATCTTCCGAATCTAAGTAATCCAACATCTTAGAATATATATTTTTACTCATTTTTTACTCTTCTTTATTTCTAGCTCTTTATCAATAAATGGCTTTTGAATTGTTTTGATACAATCCAGAATAATTCCTTCAAACAGAACGTGAGTTTCGACAGGCATAACTGAAACAGCTGCCTTGGTTCTCAGTTCATAAAGTGGAACCATTGGATTATCCTTTGAAACTTCAGCCATTTTATTTTCATGACTTTTAGCTTGTTTTTTAGCAAATATGCTTTGCTCTTCAATCACAGCGTTTCCATCAGCAATCGCCTCAGATAGTAAGCCACCGCTGTTATTAGCTGTTTCTCCAATAAGTTGCTTATATACCTCATCAATACCTATACTAACAACGCCAGATTTCATTCCCTTTAATTTAAAGTGAAACTTTTGATCAGCGCCAATTGTAACAACTATTTCCCTTTCATTATGCTTTAGAGTTGTTTCACGGATTAAGTCTTTATCAAGTATTGTTGCCATTAGTTGTTTTTTTTACAAATATAGAGTAATATTTTCATTTCGCCAAAAAAATTTTGTCGATTCATTTTAATTTTGTATATTTGTATTATGAAACAAAGCCTAATTTTACCCAATCAATTAGATTCATACTTAAATGTCAAATACGACCTTTACTCAATGAATGCCAGAGAATTAGCTACTTACTTGAAGAACAATCTTGGAGATGAGTACAAAAAACATAACCCCAGTAAGTATGAAGAGTCTCATGATATCCCAGAATTGTATGAATATCAGCCGTTTTTTTTATACAAAAAGGATGGTGAGTTTAAATTACTGGATGGCTTTAGAAGACTTCTATGGTACAATGTGCCTGACATTAATATCATAGTTAGAGTATATAAGGATTTATCTGATGTAGAATTACTTGAGTTAATGATTAATTTAAATCATTTTAAATTTTTCAGCAATCAAAATTATTATGACAGGGGTTTTTCCTTATTTATGAAGACATTTTTTGACTTGGATATTACAGAAAATAGAGAACTTTTCGATCTTTATTTATCCACAAAAAGTTCTATTAGTGGTTTTAGAGGTACAGATAATCCAAAAAATTTAGATAAAAATATACTAGTTAAGAAACGAATTTTAACTCCATACTTTATTTCTGACATTAGATTTTTATTTAAACTAAAAGAATCTGGATACTGTGTGGTATCTACATTATCAGCTATAATACATAATTTAAGGGCTGAGATAGGGAACAAACTTAAATTAGACGTAGATTCGTTTATAGACAGACTGAATCAAAATGTTAAAATGGCAGAGTTGTCTATGAAACTTAAAAACACTCTTACAACAAGTACGTACTATGCTTCTAACGCTAAATACATTAACACACTAACTCAGTTCTATGAAAAAATTATAAGAGAAGAAAACGGTTATGAATCAAAAATAACTTACACTGAAGAAGTGGACCAAGTTAAAGAGCTAATTGCTAAATACAAGAAGGACAAAAAATGGCGTAAATTAACAAATATCCAGGGAGATAGAAAAAATACTGAATTAATTCTTGATAAGATTGGTATGGGTAAAAAGATTAATTTTACTGCTATTATCTATCCAAGTGATAAGGATGTCACAAGATGGGGTGATAGCGGATACAAGAAAGTAATACCATCTGGTGAACATAAGGATTTAAAATATGAAATAAAAAGTATGATGGGTAGAACTACTTTTTCTCCTAGACGTGCATATTTAGAAATTAGTAACGAATTGTTCCGACTTCACAGCCTAAGTGTAGATAAATATAATGAAGTAGAAACACTAGGAGAATATCCTCACGTAAGACAAAAATGTGAAATTTTTTATCAAATAATAGATTAAATGTAAAACCAGGCAATAAATACGCCTGATCTATCCACCACCAATTATCACAAATAATTAAAATTCAATCGGAGATCATTAAACCAGGTGTATTTTTTACCAGTAATTCTAACGTAGTCGTTAAACTTATGAATCATATTATTTACTTCCTCAGTAATTTCAGCCGTTGGAGTGGTGTTAGCAAAGCTTTTTATCTGAGATAACGAAATTATATCATCATCTGTTTCTGGATTCAATAATTTAATAATAGAAAAGTTGTACTCATCAATTTCTGATTTGTCTGGGTAATGCAAGCCAATCTCAATTGTACAACCTCTATAGTGATAAATTCCACAAGCACCATCCTCAATTTTACTTATGTAAGTTGCAACGCAATTTTTATTATTTAATCCTTCCATGTAAAGCAACTTATTTGTGGTAGGCATAAAATAGTCTGAATACTCAGCAAAGTCAATAAAGACTTGATTTATTTTTAAGTCCATATCTGATTCATAGGATAATATTATTCTAGTATACTCTTTGGTCCATTTATCATGCTCTTCCTTTAATCTTCTTTCGCTCCATTTACAATTTATCTTTTTATTAAGTGCCGACGCCAGTCTAATTGAATCTATAAAATAACTTGATTCTAAAAAATCCAACCTCAGTAATTGAGTGTTGATGAGCGATTTTCTATATTCTTTCCATGTATTTAGAAATTCTACATAACCACCTATTTTTTTAGTGTGTTCAAGTAAAACCTTACACGTGATTTTATTTTCTTTAAATATATAACTAAGCAGCTTAGTAAGACTAAATAATTTATTTTTAATGATGGTGTTTATATTTGTACCGTGAGCAATGCTGGTTTCGAGTAATATTTGAAGCCAAGGAAATTTTTTTACTAATAATGTAATCAATTTTTCTTTTGTTTTTGATGGAATAATATTAAAAAATTGGTACAGCCTATTTATGGTTAAATCATAGATACAATGCTTACTTCCTTGCTTATTTCTAAAGTATAATTTTTTGTTTTTATAAATTATAGACATAAGCTGTTCTTGATTGGAAAACATCTTGCACGTGGTACTTATTCCATAATTTTTTTTAAAAATAATTACTGAAAAATCATCGCTATTCTCTTCATAACAGTACAGAACTTTTTTTATAAAGATGTTTTTATAACCAATGGATTTATATATTACTAATGCGTGTTGTTTGTTATTAGCATAAACTTCTTTTAATCGATTGACGTCTTCAGAAGTTCCCTCGTAGATAATTTTAAATGGCCTAGTCATAAAGTTTTATAAAAGTACTAAAAATAAATTAAGTAAGCAATAAATTTACACTTTGTTTGCGTAATATTTCATATAGGATATAAGACATTTTGACTTCAGCTTATTAAATTTGTTAATGTTTACAGGAATAGATAATTTTTGTGCTAGAATAAGCGCCTCTTCCCATGCGCGATACTCTTCATGAAAGCATTCAATATAATATTGAGTGCATCTTGTATTTCGTTTCTTATTCTTGCCTAGTCGCAATTCTTCTTCTAGAGAAATAATAGGAAAATTATTCTTAAATATAGACCATTTCTTTCTTAATTCGTGATGGCCTAGTTCATGCAGAAATAAATAGATACTTGTCTCAATATTAGTTTTCCGTTCAACTAATATTTTGTTAGGCACGTTAAGTGAGGTGTCTTTCCATAAAACCTGAGAATCAATTCCGTACTCAAAAATCACCTCTTTAAAGCCCTCATCATTTGCATACTGAGTTAAAGTCTTAATACATTTAGTTAAAGATATCCTTGCCATTAACTATAAATAGTTAAATGGACTATTTTATAGCTCTATGACGATAAATTACTTAAAAAATTATAAACGAAATAGTAATTAAAACTATTAATATTACGCTTAAGACACTAATAGATAAAATCTCTCCGTAATTGGTTTTTTTAATAAATTTGTCTTCAATGATCGGTAATTTATCTGTTAAAACGTTGATTCCTTCTAAAATTTCTGCTATTCTCTTGGTCATTGTATAAGGTGTGGGTTAAGAAATAACAACTCTAAACACTAATATCTTAAATACTTAATTATTAACAGGGATAAGACCTATTAAAAAACTTCTATCCTGAGTAAAAATGGGTATTTCATCCATTCGTTTCCATTCGCTTCTGACTACTCCTGGCGATTTTTCATACACATGTTTAGTAATTATTCTACCTCTCTTATATTTAGATTCATAATCGTTCCAATTTATACCTGATTTTTGAAAAATCATATCTTGTTGTTTATTTGTTGTTTTACCATGAAGTTCCTTACTTGAAAACATACTCTGAGCAACGGAAGAAATTGAATTTCTAGTGGTATCCTGTTGCCTCCATATAAAGTAGTTTTCAACTTCTGCACGTTGAGGTATTTGAAAAACACGAGAATCAAATTCAGCCATTTTTAAAAAATCTTTAATATTAATAGTCTCTTCTTTTGAACCTGTAATTAACCTATTAAATCTGGCTTCGTTAAATGCTTTAGTAGCCATAGAAGCCGATACACTACACATTTTCTGTAAGTTGTTATCAAACCAAGCCTGTGTTGTTATATCATTGAAATCGGTAAGAAGAATGCTTATTTCATCTGATTGTGTAAAGGCAAATTGAGCACCCATTATGTTCTTACATAGATACGCTGCGGTTGTGTCTATATCATCTATAAGAGTGTCATCAAATGGACGCTGTAGTTTTCTGGTATAAGTATGAAAAGCTTTCCCGTCAATTCTAATAATTGTATAAGCTCTCCGTGGCAATGAGAAACGAGTTCTGTCTTCATATGCGGTTTTAATTCTGTCGCCAAGTTGATCTATCATGTTATTTATTTTTTTTGCAAATGTATCGTTTAGACTGATAAAAACAAAAATTCTTTTAAAGAAAATCCAACTTTTTTTGCACTTCTTATTAACAATCTAAATTCTTATTAAAAGTTGTGTTTAACAAAAGAAGGTAGTAGGTTTGTTTAAACCAATAAAAACAATCCCATGTCAAACCAAGACTATGAGTTTATAAAAGGCTTTACTGGCTTTGCGAGATCTAAATGTAAGTGTTTAGAGGACGCAGAAGATATTATTCATGATACTGTTCTTAAAATTCTTAAAAATCCGTCAACATTCGATACTATTGTTAGTATTAACGAAAAAAAGAATTTCGTCATGAGGGTAATAAAAAATACGTATGCAGATAATATTAAAAAAGCCTCTGCAAGTAAACGTGACAATAAATCATGGCTTAATAAATCTGTAGACGTTAATCCAAGTATATATAGCATTATTGAATTAAAAGAAATTAAACAAGCTGCATTGACAAATAAAGAGCTGAACAGCTTATTCATGAGTGCAGAGGGATATTTAACTTCTGATATATCAAAAATTATAAAGAAGAAAAATAATGCTGTTCTTGCTCAAATATTCAGAGCTAGAAAATCTTTAAGAGAAAAATATGCTCATTAAGAGGTTAGTCCTTTAGCCATATTTTGAATTTTAATAATAGCATTTAAATCATCAGAAACGTTTTTATCTGTCCTAAACGACTTATAGCAAGGATGTAAAAGTGAATAACTACCATTTGAATCTTGTGATAACCCACAACACTTAACCTCCACAATACTTCCTAGAAGGGATTCTTGGTTCTCGGTAATATACTTCATTGTTTTTTCATTTATTCCAGTCGGGCTTGTCTTAACAATTCCATCAAATGATTCAGCATTAAGGGACGAAATTAATTTTGAATTTTTACCTGTTCCATAATTAAAACCTGTAACTTTCAAATCAATATCGATTTCCAGCTTCAGTTTAATTTGGTGTTTATGCTTTCCATCTCTCCACTCACCATTTAAAGACTTAAGGATTGTTCCTTCTTCGCCTCGATTGAGCATTTGTTGAAAATGGTCCATTGCTTCTTCATATGTTTTGACTTCCTTGTTTTCTATAACTTCAACCATCTTAATTTCTGGATGTATTGCCAATAAGTTATTAAGTGATTCTAGTCTTTTTCCGTACGAAATACTTGATTTTTTATCAATATATTCAGTAAAATTAATTTTATCCCATACAGTAAATGTAATAGAATTCATTGCCTGCTCAAACGGCATGTGGGTTTCCTCAAATTCTTTCAATTCCTTAGTGGTATTCTTACCATCTTTTTGTTTAATTCCAATGCTTATAAGGGAAGCAATGATTCCGTTGCTCTCGTAACGCGAGCGCTGTTTTATTGTCAACTCTCCATTTAATACACAATCATCTAATTTAGATAACTCTGTCAGAAAAAGAGCACCGTCAAGAATAGTTGGTTCACCAGCTCTACTCTCTAGGTCCACTTCGCCTGAACGAATAATAGCATTACAATACCTTCCATCCATTTTAACTTGACTACTAACAGGAGACTTCAGTAGACTTCTAACCAATTCTTCGTTAAATGGCATCGCGCCCTGGTAAGGAGTCTTTTCAATGAGGTCAGGAAATACCTTATTGATGTTAGAAGATGCCATTCCTATTCTTAAATCCTTGCTTATGATTCGTTCAATAACAACAGCATCGTCTTTTTGCACACCTTGTAATATCCACGCTAAATGATTAATTGCAGCTTGACCAGTATGGACCCTATTACTAAGTTTACTGAGTTCATACAGTGCTTGCTCTAGGCTTAATATAATAAAATCTGATTTATATTCAGGAATCTGTTTAATGAAAAATTTAATCCTCTTAGAATATGTCCTGTACAGAACTTGCTCCAACACACTATGATTAGTGTACTTACGAAGGATATCCATTTTTTTATTTGTGCTAGATTCGTTAGATATTTCGTCAAGAATCTCTAATACACTAATTTCTTTTGTTTGCATGTTTTTATATTTTAAGGAAATGTTGGTAAACCAAAAAATCTCTTGATCTTGTAACAAGTATTGGGTGTTAATCCAGAGTAGTTATCTGTTAAAAATAGATTATTTCTTTGAGAATAAAGCATATCAGAGTCGTCATCTATAATTGCATAATCAGTGTAATCAAAGTATTGTTTACCTGTTAAATCTTCGTGTTCCTTTATCCATTTATCAATTTCATTACCTCTCACGCTATCACTGTTTAAAGAAGGAGTAGAGCCCACAATTTCAAATGTACAACCGTTCTCAGAGAGTATTTTTGTAAGCTTAGTCAACCCCATGTGCCGCCAAGTGGAAGAGATCACAACCTTAGCGTCAATGGTCTTACATAACTCATTGAACATTTCGATTCTAAAAGGGCATAGTTGGGACTTATAGTAAGCCTTGTAAGCTAATTCCTTATCAGATTCGTCATAGTCAATTGACGGGGGAGTTCTTTCGTAAAAAATCTGACAATTGAAAACACCATCTATGTCTAAGAATATTAGTCTCATTTATTTATTTTTTAATTGTTCTCTTTCCGCTGCCTGATGCTTATAAACATACTGCTCAAGATCAGATATAGATCTTATATATCGCTTCTTCTCTTCTTCCAATCGGCGTCTTTCGTCATTAAGTTTACTATCATACTCCGCTCTCACACTATTAATTCCAACAAATCCCATTATGATGAGAAGTAATGAAAAGGCAACAATTATAATTGAAAGGATCGGTTTTTTATTGAAGTCAGCCCAAAATTTTACTAGAATAAGCGGCAGCCAACCAAAGACTACCATCCAATAACAAATTGTAAATAATTTTTTCATAATATTATATATTTATAGGTCACCCGTATCAAGCAGTTTTTTACCTTTTGGCGTTAATTTTAATAGGTGTTCGTCGTCAGTCCATTCGTTGACAAATTTTAGAGTGTTTGAACAACAGCTATCGTAGCTTGAAATAACGTCGTCGTCTATTTCATTGTATTTAGACTTATCAGAATAACCCTCAATTACACTGCTATTATAAGCTTCTAAAGTGCCATACGAATTTACGAAAAATATGCCAGCTTTCTTACAAGCCTTATATGTGGCCTTAAGTTTATTAAATAGTTTCTTTTGCTCAGGAGTTAAATCAAAATATACCATCGGTTGATTTTTTAAATGTTTTTTTAAGTATATCCTCCAAGACATTATCTTTATCTAAACGAATTATTGAGTAAAGAATGCTGTCCAAACGTCCATTACTGGGCTCTTTAAGAACCTCTCTTTTATTTCTCTCATACAAGCCCAGGTAGCGTCTGTATCTATAGGTAAAACGACCATCTGAGCCGTATTTGTTTTCTTTATCCTCTCCTCTGAAACAATGTAGTAAGTACATGTATTCATCGTTTTCTTCTTTAGACAATAAATCATATTTAACCTTTCTATAATTTCCATCAAAAAAGCCTATTTGTCTTATTGACTTATGAAAAGAGTAAAACCAGTTTTCAATGCCCCACTCCTTAAAGTAAGTGTTCTTACCGCTTGCAAGTTCCATTAGATATTCTAAATCTTTGTCCAAGTCTGCTTGTAAGCTAAAAAGCGAATAATAGATGTCTGCGATCTCGGTTGAATCCTTTCTCAAATAATTTAAAAAAATATCTTTCATACCATTTTATTTTTAACTTACTCTTAATAATTCACGCTTCCATATATATTTAAAATCACTGCCCCATCCACTTAATGGAAGCACAAAATACATTATAGAGTACCATGAGTTAATTTTACCTTCATCATTTTGTACTGTGCATTTGGTGAGTCTTATAAAGAACCACTGCAAAATAAAATAATTTAACATTTTTAAAGGAGTCATACTATTTTTATGCAAATATACGTCATTTATAAATTATTTCCAAAAAATATTTGGTTATAAATAAAAAATAATAGTAAGTTTGTATTATGAAAAGCAAAATAAGTTCATTATTAAGTGGTGCAGAACATGAAAAATGGGTAAAAAAAAATCTTAATACACCAATAAAAGTAGCTAATAACGATTTTGTCTTGGGACTTCTTTGGGGCGAAATTATATGGAGATCCTTGCTATCAAAACATACATCTGGTTACAATTTAATAAATCTTCCTCTTACTGAAGAGGAAAGAGAAAAAGAAAATATACTTAATAAAACGTGGCTTGATGGTTACTTCGCCTTAAAGGCAAATATGACCGCCGAAGAAAATGATTTATATAATAAATCAAAAGCTTTATTTAAAGATTATAGGAGTTATGCAAAATCTATTAGTATTAAGTATCTGCCTCATGCTTTAACTTATACAGATAGGGTTATATGGAGGCCTAATGATATTAAAGAATTCTTTAATGGCATTGAAACATTTTTATGGAATACAGATATGTGCGAGTATTCATTTACTGAAAAAGACATTGTCATTACTGAGGAAAGATTATTTAGAGTTTATGAGCTAACAATTGCGTTTACACTTTCAGATTTAAAAGAATCAAATGGAGACTAGAAATATAACTATAAAAAACATGAGTAAATTTCACCAGATTTTATTTACCTCAGACATGGTAGAGGGAATACTGAAAGGAATAAAAACGCAAACAAGACGTAAGGCTAATTTTGATACGGATTGTACCAGAATTGAAAAATATATGGACAAGTGGCAAGAGGTGTACAACGCTAGTGGAGATCCTAAAAAAGCTTGGATATCTTTTTGTAACCAACACTCTCCGTTTGGAGATGTTGGTGATATTCTTTGGGTTCGAGAAACCTGGCAGGCTCTTAGATTTTTTTATGATTGGGAAACAGGCTACTGCGAAGAATACGAAGTAGTGGATGATAAAGTGGTTGCTAAGTATAACATTAATAATTGGTGGTCGTTTCAACCCAGATATGGATTTGTCTATAGGGCGGAAAGTGGCTGGGATGATAATATAGAGGATAGAGGATTTAAATGGCGGCCATCTATTCATATGCCTAAGGCGGCATGCAGACTATTCTTAGAAATAACTGACGTAAGGGTTGAACGTTTAAACGACATAAGTGAAGAAGATGCCAGGTCTGAGGGTGTTCTTCATTATGAAGATGAGCATGATGACTTCAAGAGTTATGTAGAGTCGTTTGAAACGCTTTGGCAGCAATTATACGGATCTGAATCTTGGAATAAAAATCCCTGGGTTTGGGTGTTGGGCTTCAAAAAGATAGATACGCCAAAAAATTTTTTAAATTAAAATGTTTATAGACTACGTAGCTAATAAATTTGAAGAAAATGAAATAAAAAAGTATGGAAATCAGCTTGTAAAAAAGACCTTGATTAGGTTATAATCACAGTAATAATGACAGAATTAAAACCAACAAACCTTATAGCATTTGAAGTGCCACAGGATGCCAACTATTTCTATTTAGACAAAATAGAAGAAGATAATTACGAGTTGCAATTTATTAGCGGCGGAGCAGAGCATGGCAGGGGTTTAGAATTTGAGTCTATAATTCTTGGCGAAGTGACAAAGGATGAAATAGGATTTGATGTTGAACCTTACATAGTATTAGATGAAATTAATGCAGGAAGGAAACTGTACTTAATATTTGGCAAATATTACAATGAACCGCGGCATGAAAGAGTCCTTTCAACAACTGATAAAAAAGAAGTATTTAAAAGTCTTTTAGTAGCTAATGGACTTTATTTTGAAAACCCTTTGAGCGAGCCAAATTTGAGTAGCTATGAATTTAAAGGAACAAGTGTTGGTTTTACGGGAACAATATTTCCAAATAACGGATATGATATTGAGGGTTTTAATGCTGAATATAAGAAATGGCAATCATTTGAAGATAAACGAATTAAAGGAAAATTATTAATTCTTGAAAAATTATAAAAATGATGGATAATATATTAAAATCAATTTTAAAATTTATTATAAAATGGTTTTCCGATCAAAGAAGTTGTTCTAATTGCAAAAAGGTTATGAAGTGTGAATATCCACATTATCCATTATCATATAGAGAATACTCATGTGAATGTGGAATGAAAAAGGTTGAGGATGATACAAGACCATAAAAAGAAAAAATAAGTGACGAAAATACTCATATAGTAATTTTTCTAAAATAATCAATAAATGATAACAGAATTATGTCTGATAAAAATACAACAATATGATTGCAAAAACAGAGAATAAAGTTATAATGTATGATAGTCCTGAAGCTGCTACTTATCGAAAGGATATTGAAGGTTGGATAAGCATTGACAATATTTATTGTGGTAAGGGTAAAACTGGTGAAGATTTAGCTCGTTACCGAAGTGCTACTCATACAAAATGTGAATGTGGCGCTGTAATTAAGATGCGAACTTATACCACCTGTGATGAGTGTCGTCATAAAAAAGCCATTGAAAATTACAACAAACTCACATTTAAAGAATACGACGAAAGCCCTGTTGTTACTTGGGATAATGATATTTATTTTTTTAGTGAGGTAGACATTCAAGATTATTTAGAAGAGAATGAATTGGAAAGTATTGATCTGCTTTTCTGTGAAGAAAATAGCTGGAATCCAGTTGAACCTGATTATTGGAGTGATATCATGCCTGAAAACAGCGATGGTTATTTACCTAAAAAACTTCAAGAAGCATTAGACGCGTTTAACAAAGTCATTTCGGAAATGCCGACATGCAGTTATTCACCAAGTAAAATAAGAACTACTTATAAAAACATTGTCGTATAAATAAAGAAAAATGAAATTACTATCTCTAAGTGAAGAGCCTGTTGTAACTGTTGGTCAAATAATTACAGAGGCTATTCGACTTCATGAACTAAATCCAGGAAGCGTTGAAAAAGAATTGGATCTTCCTAAGGATACTATTTGTAAGTTGATGTATGATGAAGAATATATTAATAATATTCCACTCCTGTTGTTCAAGAATCTTATCCTATCGCTGCATATACCTTTTGTAAAAATTGAAAAAGCAATGCTTCCTACTTTTCAATTAATAAAATCAAAAGAAGCACAGGAAAGTTTGAAGAAAAAACCGCAAGGCCACCTTCTTTGGGAAAATGAAGAAGCTGTTATCAAATATACTGACCGATTGAAAGAATTAATGAAGGGCACAAAAAGTAAAGAATCTGTTCCTAAATAAATAATGGATAACTTAGATTGTGAATCCCTTTATCAAAGATTAAGACTTAATGATATTTTGCCACCATTGGATGCAGATAAAAAGCGTCTTTTATTACAAGAAATTCACAGTTTTAAATTAAAACAATACGCCAATAGTAAATTGGAATAAATTAAAAATCCATTATCCGATGCTGGATTCTTACTTCAAGAAAGAGAAAAGTCTAATCTCAGTGATGAATTGACAAAAATTATTGGAAATATTAAACTAAATATTAATGAAAAAATATAAATTTTCTCTTAAGGATGAATGTATGCAGGAATACACTGGCTATCATCCATTTCTTGTTGTTGCCAAAAAAGAAATACCTGTTCCCAAAAAATTTCTCAGTGAATTTGAGAATGATAAGGTTTATGATGAAAGTGAATTTGAAATTAAGCAAGAACAAAAATTAAACCATGGAGAAAATATTAAATCAGGCGGCTTTGAAAACGGTTCGCAAATTTATTTTGAAATGGTAGCTGTTCCAAAACAAAAAGTAGCTGATACTGAACCATGGAATGACTTTTTTAATAAGTGTTATAAGAAATTTCAAGCAACTAATGATTCAGAAGCCTTTTATAATGACATTAAATCATTTCATAAGATAGTAACATCCAAACAAGAAACGGAAGATACTGAATTATGGAAAGATATTTTTCTTTTCATTGAGGCCCACATAAAGGATATGACTTATGGTGAGCTAATGAAGTACTTCCAAAAGTATTACCACATAACTAAAAAATATGACCAGACCATTTGAAAACGCGGTAGTTGGTGACATGGTTTACCACCTGGCCTACGGTCAAGGTAAAGTTATTCATGTGGATAGAGACACGTTAATATATAGGCCAATAACAGCTAAAGATAGCTCAAATGATTCCTGGATAAATAAAGATGGCTATACCTCAGCATGGAATAGTAATGTTATTAATCGTGTACTATACTTGAATAAGCCAAAAATAATTGAACAATAAAAAGATTAAATATGATTCAGCATTTAGAACCAACAAATCTTATTGCAGTTGAAGTACCCGCTTTGTCATGCAACCATAAATCATACTCTTCGCATCCAAATGTCAATTTGCTTTTTGATTTACCTGACGATGGTGGGTGTAAGGTTTGTGGCAGTTTATCCTGGATATACGATACTGGTGAAGATAATCACGTACCTATTTTTACAATTCTTGGTGAAGTAACAAAGGATAAAGTAGGCTTTGATGTTGAACCTTATGTGAACGTATTGGCTACACATTTAAGTTCAGAAGAAAAAGCACAAGTGCGAGGGAATCCATTCTATTATCTATTAGCAGAGAATGGACTTTATTTTAAAAACCCTAAGCCAGTTCCAGAAAAAATACCTGGAGGAATTATTTCTTTTCCATCGCGAGCTTACGATAGATTGGAAGAATGGCAATCTTTTGAGGATAAACTAATTAAGGGAAAACTCTTAATACTTAAGATAGCAAAATGAAAAAGCAAAAAATTTTTATACCTATAAGTGCTGAAGACGAGAAGCCAGTTATAGACCAGTGGTATTTTACTTATACTGAGGATATGGGAGCTTGCCAGTCACTAGGCTCTGAAAGGTTCAATAAAGAAACAAATGAGTTTGAGCAAGAAGAGGCCTATTACGCACAGCCCTCTCACTGGTTAAAAGAGACCGAGGGTTATTTCTTTACCTCAGAAGAATTTAATAAAATACTTGGTCTGAATGAACCATGGCCTCTAATCGACACTTTAAAAAAACTGATAGAAGCAAGCGGCATACTGCTCTATAAAAAAGATTATGATGGCCCAGATTGGGAAGAAATAGAACAGGCAAGCAGTAGGGGGTTGAAATATATAAAATTACTTAAAAGAGACCAATGATATTTCATGTATTAAGGATATTTTAAACGAATAAAGCCAGGGGTATGAAAAAAATAGATGAAAATACAAGAGTAAAACTAAAGTTCAAATTGTCAGTGGGTAACACGGTATTTTGCCTACAAAGAAAGAGACAGTGGGGATGGAAAACGGTTTCATGGACTTATCCTAGTATATTCAGACATAGGGGTTTTGACGAAATTCTTAAGCATCTTCTTAGACAGGAAGAAATGAAATTATCGGAGAAAAAAATTGGGGATATTATTTTAAAAAGATTAGCATGAGTACCTGTTCCAAACATAAAAAAGAATTACTTGGAGTCTCCGATATGAAGGCCCTTGCTCAGATGGTAGGTGACTTACATTATGAGACACTTAAGGATTTCATTCATGAATTATCCAAGAAGCTAAATGATGACGCAATGCAGGATTTTCAGAATGGAAGAACCAGGTTATCCTCAAGGCTGCTTGGAGCCAGCGTAACGCTAAGAGCAGTCTACCAGTGGCTGAAAGAAGCCTGGAGTATTAGTGAGCCCTACATGGATTCAGATAAAAATACTTAAGAATTAGTTGGCAATTTAAAAATACAGTAGTATATTTGCTTTAAATAAATGAAATGAAAAAAATACTTGTAATGCTCGTAGCTCTTATATTCTCAGCAAGTATCACTGGATGTGAATATTTTGATGGGGCCAAGTGTATGGCGACGGTTCAAAGGGCTTATCCAAATGGTATCGTATGGAGGCTGCCTGATATAGACTACAGATTTGTGGTACTGGATAGCGGAAGAGTTATTTACGTAAGAACGGTGGATACCTGGGATAAGATTTCTAGCATAAATATAATTAAACAATAAGTATCCGCAAGGTAACAGAACGTCTAGTGCGTCTGAAGTTGGGCATCAGAGAGGATGTAGCAACGATCCCTGTTACACTGGCTAAGCGTAAGACCTGACTAAGTATCGGGAACAGTTTGCAGCATTGTTCATAATGTTGACTTATAAAAGCCTCCTGCAAGAACGGAGGTAAGCTTGGTCTGGTTGTGTTGTAGTGTTTTGGTCTCTGCTTCTATACTGAGACCGCCAAAATAAGTCCGAGCATAAATAAGGCACACTATAACCTATATTTTAAAGTAAAGCTAATTTATATGAAAATGGAGAGATTTATAGAAGTGGATGGCTTAAGAGTCTTTAAGGAGGATATAGAGGGAATGGATAAGGACCAAATAATAACACTATGTTCCTTTGTAGACAATGAGAGGGATCTACGTTTTATTCAGGACTTCTGTCAAGAGGAATACAGGTATATCATTGATAACCTAATCTTTAAAGTATTTTAATGCATGTAATAAGAGTAATTTAAACAAAATAAGATAAAGTATGAATAAGACAATCGGTGGCCCTTCGTATAGAAGGGATGGAGCCAGAGAGAGACTAGAGGCACAATTAGCCTCAGGAAACAAACCTGACAGGAGTAGCCAATCAGCAATTACCAGATATACCACTGGCCAGGCTTATATTCCTCTTAGCCTTAAGGATAAGGAGAGAATAAAAAAAGAGATGGATATCTTAAAATCAAGGATTTAAGAGCAGGACTGGGATACTTGTAAGTGTGAAGGAAGATAGTTTGCAAACAGATCAAGACAAATGCAGCCTTACAAGAATCTTAGACCCCTGTTAAAAGAGACGTATTTTTAATCAAAAACTTAAACCAAATGTGCTTAATAACAAGTCAAAGAGAGCCTCTCATAGCTCAGGAGGATATGAGAGTTTACAAGTTGCTGGAGCCTGACTACAAGGCCCTGTACAGACCATTTTTTTATGAATTAAATACGCTTAACAAGACTGAAATAAAAGAGGATTCTGATTGGTGCGCATTTGATAGTATTGACAGGGATTATCTGGATGAGAATTATCCTGGATGGGATGTAGAAAAGCAGTATAATTTAAAGTGCCTTGGAGAGGGTTTCCATTCCCTAACCACAACTGAAGGACGAGATCCTAAAACGTATTCTTTTAACAACCCTAAGTATTACGTCTGCAGCATTCCTAAGGGGAGTGAGTATTATCTGAATTCTACTGGTCTATGCATTTCCAATCAAATCATTATCAAAGAATAATTATGGGACTGGTTTTTTCCAGATGCTGATGTAGCTTGTGATGAAGGAGTAATAGCCGATGATTCTCAAGCAAACAATACATTCTAAGTATTTTGACTTAATACTCAGTCAATTTAAAATAAAAATATGAAAGTAAGAGTAGATGTTATAATTCAGAATAGAAATATAACAACGAATACCGAAAACGATTTTGAAGCAACCTATAAAGGGAAGCGAATTTATAT